AAAGTGGAAGGCCCCCATTGACACTATAGTACCATTTTGGTACTATAGTGACAGTAAGTGATTGCGAGGTAAACGGAAATGCAGATCGACACAGATATGGAAATCGTTTTGAGGATTGAGTCGTTGCTGAACGTTCAGAAAACCAATCGACCGGATAGTCCGTTGTGGATCGACGCAAGCGAACAGCTCAAACCTTTGTACGCGGAGATGGCATCGCGTTATCCGAATAGTGCGCCGCTTCCCGCAGACGTTCGCGCCGTATGCGAGCGGTTCTAAGTTAGCAAAAAAACGAACACAACGAAAAGGGAGTTTTATGGAATACACCGAACAGGAACGTATCGACGCCCGCGAGCACTTCGCCAACAAGATAGAGCAGTTTCAGCTTGCGGCGATTCGGCTGCAACACGCTTGGGAGATGCTTGCCCGCGAAGATCACGAGACGCCCGTCGTCGACTATCCGTTCAAAGAATCATTCGATGAAGTCGTAGCGAACATCGCCGTGTGGCGCGACTCGCTCGAATTTTCTAAATAACGCTAGCAAACAACGAAAAGGAGAAATTTATGAGTGGATGGGAAATCGAATTCGGTAAGGATTGGGACGTACCCGCGGAGTTCAATGCGTTCGTCGAAGAGGGCGCGCTCGAAGATGCCTCATGGCATAACGACGTTCTGCCCCGCTTCATTGTCGCGTGCCCTCGGAATAGTGACGTCGAGATCGAAATTCACGTCAACCACGTCGACCCTAAGCAACGCGAGTTTGAAGGTTCGAAACGTTTCGGCATCGTCATCGTGCAGGACGAAAATCATCTGCCGCTTTATGAGGGCGATGATCTCGCCTACGTCGTGAAGTTCGTCCGCGAAGCCGAGAACGCAAATCGTCCTCGCTAAAAATCCCCAACCCAAAGCCTGAAACCCCCCAACAACGGAAAAGGAAATATGAAAACTTTCTCTATCGATCAATTCCTCACTCGCGCCGAGATCGATCGCGCCGTCGCGCTCTACAAAAAACTTGCCGCGACCGGCACGTTCGCTTCAACGGTCGACGCCGAGATCATCACGCCCAACATCGAGCGCATCAATAAGGCGCTCGGTCAAGAGAACGACCCGCGTTATCTCGCTTACGCCGTCGAGTACGTCTTCATTCAACTCAACCAACAGAAAGGGAAATAACTAATGATCACCGCAGAACATCTCATCCAAGCTTTAGAGGGCAGCGATTTCACCGTTCGCGACTATAGCGGTCGCGGCATGTACGGAGCGCACTGCGTCGGTATCGACGTCGACACAACCGGAGACGTCATGAAGATCGCCGCGATGCTAACCGAGAGTGGCGTTGAGATCGACGAAATAATCGAACTCGGCGAACGCATGACGACCGACAGCATGGGGCGCGGCATGATCGTCTATTGGCCCTCGATCAAGCTGACGCCCGCAGAGGTCGCGGCGTTACGCGCCGCCGAAGACGAAGACGAAGACGAAGACGAAAGCGAGGACGAATAAATGTATCGATGCGCTTTGGTATCCCCGGAAAAGGGGCAATGCGTTCGGTCGCTCTACCACGCGACCGACCATGAGTTCAGTCCCGAATTGCCGTGGACTGAGACGGTCGAAGAGTTACGGGCGCAGATCGTCCCGCGACTCGCCCTGGAGTTCTCGCGGGCGCTGGTCGTCGAGATCGGCGTCGTGCATGTGCGGCTCGCTCGGATGCGTAACCGCATTGAGACGTCGACCGGAGTCTGCCATACCCACGACTTCTGCGACGCAAACATGGCGATGGCGGTGGCGTTCGAGAGGTTCGGCCTAAAGACGTTCACCGACTATGAGCACGCCGACGACGGCAGTCAGTCGGTCGAAGAGATCGAAGCGACCGACCTGTGGAACGCGGCATGGGACTACGCCCGCGATCATGGCTTCTTCCTCGATGAATTGAAGGAGACCGCGCATGGATGACGACTGGAAATATCTGCACGTTCGATGGGGCGAATGTGATGACGGACCCCGCGACGTCGAGACGTATGCGTTCGCGACCAAGGAAGCGCATGACGGCTTTATCCGTGGCGTTTATGAGGCGTACCTGAAAGTAGGGGCCAACTACGACTTCACCAAACAATTGCCGGACGGGAGTTTTGAGCCCGATCCCGAACATGAAGAAGAAGGAGAGGAATGACACAAGCAACCCGCAAACCTGAGAGCCGCGTGCGCGTTCTAATCGACGCGGTCGACAAGACACTTCAGCCGAACGAGCGATGCACTTATGAGTGGAAAGACAACGGCAACGGCACGCTCAAGATCGTTATCAAGATCATCACCTAACCGCTCGCGCCGGGGGCGTTACCTCGCGCAGAAAGCACACAACGAAAATGAAAGCAGGAGACATGAAGTTACTCAAGAAATTCCTCGGCGACGTCGAGCAGATGATCGACACCCTAACCCCCGTCCGTGACGGATGGCAGGACGCCTATGATGCGAAGTCAGAGAAGTGGCAGGAGTCGGACAAGGGCGAGAAACTGCAAGAGCGCATCAACTCCCTTAGCTCGGCGCTGGATAACCTGGAATCGGCGAAGGACGATCTCGGCGAAGCCGCGCAGGAGGACGAGTAAATGGCGCGGCAGAAATTCATGCTCGACACGCAGCGCGAGCAGTTGATCGCGAACTGGAACAACCGCATGAAGACGGGCAAGGAGGACCATCAGCCCGTCGTCAAATTCTTCAACCCGATGGGCGCGGCCACCTGGTTACTGACCGAACTCGACCCCGAGGATGGCGACAGCGCGTTCGGTCTATGCGATCTCGGCATGGGCTTTCCTGAGCTCGGCTACGTTTCACTCGCGGAGATTCAGTCGATCAAACTTCCGCTCGGCTTGTATATCGAGCGCGACGAACACTTCACCGCCAAGATGACCATCAGCGAATACGCCGCCAAAGCGCGTCTCGCTGGTCGCATCGAAGCCTAACCCCTGCTACGCTGGAAAAAGGAGTTCTCATGGCGTCCAGAACGATTACGGCCCACCTCAATACCTGCGACTACGCCGACTGCCGGCACGAGTGGATCTCGCGAGAGATTCCCGACCGCTGCGCCAAGTGCAAGCGACGGCGCTGGAACCGTGGGGGCAGCCTGCAACAGGTCGGTCTGGCGCCCCCGCATCGCGCACAGACGACGCACACGGCGACGACGGGGTTTCAGCGACGCTGAGCCTCGCCCGCAGCCCAGGAACGGCCCCACAGGTCAACGTGGGGCCTTTTTATTTGGGCGTCGCCCTGGTCGCGCCCGGCGGCGATCGGGCTTTTTTGGGGTAAATCGATAAAAGGCGCGTCTTTATTGATGATTTCGCTTTGTACCACTTTACGGGCTTTGTACCATTTAGCGCGTGAAACGTGATGCCTAGTGATAATCCTGACTAAATCTGAGAAGCATGATAAAGCGCAAGTCTTTGCAGTTGTTGCGTTTATCTTTGTATATCAAACACATAGGAAACGTATGGGAGGTCCATAGGCTGAACAATTCCGCGTGTTTATTTTCATAGCTTTACCTTAGCTTTGTACGGTTTTGTACCATATAATCGATGAAGTTGGCAGCCCGCCACCGAAGGAGAAATATGGGAACGAGAAAAAGAGAAAGCCTCACGGCGTTGCTTTACTGGCATTGCAAGACACCCAAGGGGTGGCGTCGCTTCCGCGTCGAACCGTCGACGAACGGCCGACTGCGAAAAGGTTGGGTCAAAGACAATGGCGTGGACGCGAACTATCCCGAAGGCGTGTATCACTTGCGCACATACAAAGACGGCAAAACGGTCTTCGAAGTATTGACTGATGACGCCGCAGCTGCACTCTCGACCCGCAAGACAACTAAAAACAAGTTGATCGCAGACAAGCACTATCTCGCAGCCACCGGCACGCGAGTACCCCAGCGTGATGCCGGGGAAAAGAGCTTGCTCGAACTTCGCCCGCTATTCATCGAGCACATCGGTCTGCGCATCGAAGAGCGATCGCTTTTCAGTTATGAACGCATCCTCGATCTCTTCTTTGAGACAGTGCGCAAGACGATGCCAGCTGAAGTCGTTGCTGACGACTTCGCTCGCTGTATCAAAGAAATGAAAAAACAGTGCATGAGTGACAACACGATTTTTTCCTACTCGTATCGTCTACGGCGGTTTCTGAAATTTGCTGAAGTACCCAAAGAGCAGCTGCCAATGAAAGATGACATGCCTGATGAGAAGCCACCTGAGATCGAAATTTATGACGACCCTAATGAAGTTACGAAGCTGATCGCGGGCGCGAAGACTCTGCGTAATTCTTTGTTCTACGAGTTTCTACTGAAGACTGGGGCGCGTGAGCGTGAAGCTACGCATGTGCAGTGGAAGGATATCGACTTCATCGGGAAAAAAGTTCGGTTCTACAGCAAACCTGAATTCGGATTCAGAATCAAGAATGATAAGCCACGAACCATCCCTCTGACAGATGTTTTAGTAGAGAGCTTGAAAGACTACTACGCCAAACATCCTGATTTTCGTTTCGTCTTTGGCACTGGAAAAGACTCACGACCGCGAAAAAACTCACTGCGATATCTCAAGCGCGACGTGTGGCGACTCGGCATTGCATGTAAGAAATGCGAGGGGTGTCTGAAGTCTCGCGAATGTGAGAAGTGGAAGCTGCATAAGTTCCGTCATACGTTTGCTACTAACTGCTTGCGGGACGGACTTGATCTGCGTTCACTGATGCATCTGATGGGCCACAGCGACATTAGAACGACGATGCGTTACCTGAAGCCAGCGGGCATGGATGCCAATCAAATCGCTCTGACTCGGATCTTCGATAGGCCGCGACCGGCTACCGCTGACGTCATCGAAATGCCGAAGCGTAAAGCTCAGCTAGCGTAGTGTTCGCGTATCCACTGTGCGATTTGGTGCGGGTCAAACTTGATCACATAGCCGAACTTTACCGCAGGTAATGTCTTTGCATGAACGCGGCGATAGACTGTCGGAATACTGAGACCAGTAACCTTGGCAACCTCTTTCACGTTCATCAGTGACTTCCGTTGTTCCAGCACTTCGATGATGGGCGAATCGTCAATGATAGTTGCCATTATGTCTTCACCTTTCGAAACCTCGCGGCGTAAGGGCACGTCGCGAAGTGGCTTATCGCACTTGAAGTCGGCTGCGGCATGGGGTTCATAGGAAGAGCTTTCTTCTCCGGGGTAATCCAGAACTCCATCGCCGCGCCGCAACCTTTGCACATCTCGGTTCCGTTGCGCATGTAGTTCGCCGCTTCCATCTCTTCGCGTGTCTTGGGGAAACTCATTGGACTGGCTGCTCAGGTACGCGATAACGCGCACGCCAGCGACGTATCTCTGCTAGCAGAGAGATCATCACGGTGGCGGAAACTTCGACTGTGCGTTCAGCCTTGTCGCTCGCTAGCGCAGTGATGACGACGTAGGCGGCCAACCTCTCTTTGACCTCTTCATCAGAAATCTGCCCAGCTACGTCGCCCAGTTTATTCAGAAGATCACCATCAATCTGGACGGCTAATGCGCCAACTACCATGTGAGCTTTTCTCCGCTCTTCATCTGTGGGTTTTGTCATGCGGTTCACTCTTTCTCGAAGAGCCGATAGAGGTCGTGAATCTCATTCGCTGCTTCGGTCACTGCGAAGTCGGCCATGCGTTCGATATCCATTACGATCACGCGCCCCTTGCGTCCGTGCAGTTTGAATGCGTCGACTAAATGCTGCGCGTTACGCTTCGACATTTGCACCCCGGCCCATGTTCCAATCCAGGTACACCAGTAAATCGCGCCGTCGATATAGGTCACCACCAGCCAGTTGCCGCGTTCACTGCGGCGGCGTTTCTTTTTGGTGAGGACGGGCATCTCAGTTGATCTGAATCCGTGCAGTCAGAGCGGCACGCTCGATCTCGGTCAATTCCCACGCAGCGCAGACAATCCAGAGATCGCCCTTGCCCGCACGCCGCAGCAAGAGTGGATCCTTCGGCGCGATGAAACTCCATTCCGCTTCAAACAGGATATGGTAGTTTGCCAGGCCGCGCTTCGGTCGCAGGGGCAACGGAATCTGCGGCACCACGGCGCGTCGCCGCCGATCTAGCTTATTGATGCCGGGGAAGCGATCGAGCGGAAGTTCGATGCGCTGGCGCGTCAGGTTCGATTGGGAGATCGCACTTACGGTCGACGCGAAAATCAAAATGTTCGCCCAATTCCGAGAGTCGAGCCAGCAGTGCTTGGCGTCCGCTCGCACGATCGCCAGGCGAGGCAAGCCGTCCGGTCCGACGCCAGCCTTGACGATGCTTTCCAGTGCCTGAATGACGACCTTGCCCTGGGCGAGCGCCTGATAAGAGCGCATGACCTCACGATCAATCGGTTCCGACCAGTGCTGATGCTTGCGGTAGTCGCGCCACAATTCCCGCGCCTTGTCGCGCTCTAAAACGATCTGCTCAGTTTGCATAGGCTCACTTTCCTTTCGGCTCGTAGACGTAGACCCCGGTGGGATGCTGTTCCTGATTCAACTCCTGGGCGATGAGGCGGTGGCGGGGGCAGAAGACAGAACCGTCGTCGACCACCTTCAGGCAATGAATGTGAATCGTGTCGTTAGTCTTGCGCTCTCGATTCCAGCGTTTTATCTTGCCTACGACCCACTGACAGCCTTGATCGCTCATGCTCTTACCTCATCCGAAGTGGTGCTCGCGTATCCATGCGGCCAGTTCGCGGGGGTCGAACTTGGTGGTGATGCCGAATTTGAGATGCGGTATCTTGCCTCGCTTAGCGCGACGATAGATGGTATCGGTCGACTCACCCAGGAGTTCAGCCACGGTCGCGACGCTGATCAGACCTTTGCGTTTTTCCAGCTGCTCAATGATGAAAGGTACAGAAGCGACGGCGCTCACAGTTCCCGCCATGTCAGCATCTCCGGTAGGTTTACGTTGCGGTTTCTGGCGAGCGAGATCAGGCAGGTCAGCGTAGCCACCGACGCTGTCGTGATGCCGTTGAGGTTGTTGCTGACGGCCGCCTGGCTGACGCCGAGATATTCGGCAATGTCGATCTGCCGCATCCCGTCTGCGATCAAGGCGCTGAGAATCTTGCTCGCCGCCTTTTTTCGCTGCTTGGTGCGCACGTCGCGCTTGGTGACGCCGGACTTCATCAAGGTTCGAATCATTCGCTGTCCCGTCGTTCGTGGTTCCATGCCTCGGTATATTATCACGATCTAATACCCGGCTTATGCTTTCTTATCCACACCCCGGTTGTTTCCAAGACTTCAAAACGGGTGTACTGTTTGTTATTGCGGCAAACGAATCACGATGGTATTAGGAGGTAAAGGGCTATCGATGGCCAAAGCATTATATAAATAAACTATATAGACCTATGGGCGATAAGAACGATTTTAGTGTGATCACGGTAGCGGCAAACTTACGTTGGCTGCTGCGTCAGGCACGCATCAGTCAGAACGCATTAGCGAAAGCTGCTGGCGTAAAACAGCCGACTATCCACCGAATCCTGACCGGAAAAAATATCACCCCCCGAGATGCAACACTTCATCTGCTGGCAAAACACTTTGGCGTTACTGTTGAAGCTCTTCGTTATAAGGACCTCTCCGACCAGTCTGCTTTGCCACAGAACTTGCGAGGCTACAGAATTCCCATGGTCAACTCTAAAGTGGCAGGTCTGCAAACAATTACAGAGCAGTGGCCGGACTCGATCACTGTATATTTTGAGGTTTCCAAAAAAGCCTTCGCGATGAATGTCTACGACAAAGCGATGGAACCTAAACTCAACCAGCACGATATTGTCGTCGTCGACGCCGGGGTTATTCCGCAGCCCGGTCAATTCGTCGCTGCGCGAGTCAAGAATACAGAGGACGCGATCGTGCGAATCTATCGCGCTCTTGAAAATGGTCAGGGCAAGCGACCCTTCGAATTGATCACCTTGAATAACTATTTCCCCGTCATCCGTTCGACCGACCAAGCGATCTCAATTCTCGGTACGGTCGTGGCGCGTTGGGAACGCATGATCTAGCCCCATAATCCACCAAGGGGCCTTGAAAGAGCTAAGATCACCGAAGTAACCCCGAAAAGGGGTTATTTTTGGCACTTGAAGCGTATACAAAACGTATAAGATAGTTATATGTCTCTCGGAGTTGCGCATTATAGACATAACCGAGGTATCACCGCAGACGTAGTAAAGGAGAACCATCATGGCAGCACCAGCAATCATCACCCCGCAAACTATCGAGACGCTTGACCAGCGTCTTAGCGTTGCGCAGATCATGGCTCGCCGTTCGGCGATTCAGGCACTCATGCGCGGCACCATGCGAGAAGAGGTGGACTACGGCACCATCCCCGGCACGCCGAAGCCCACCCTCTATAAACCCGGAGCGGAGAAGATCTGCTCCATGTTCCAGCTTGCCCCTCGCGTTCACATCACCGATATGAGCACGCCTGATTCAGTACGTTATCAGGTGCGCGTCGAACTCTATACCGTCAGCGGCATCTTCTGCGGTGAAGGCATCGGCTCGGCGTCGAGCGCGGAAACCAAGTATCAGTGGCGAGCCTCAGTCTGCAAGGAAGAGTTTGAGAAGACGCCGGAAGATCGTCGCCGTCTCGCTTACAAGCGTGGGCGCGAGAACAGCTACTACACTGTCATGCAGGTCAGGACAGAGCCGGAAGACACCGACAACACGGTGCTCAAGATGGCGAAGAAACGCGCCATGATCGACGCTGTTCTGACCGTCACCGCCGCCAGCGATATCTTCACCCAGGACGTCGAGGACGACCCCAACGCGGCAGACGAGAACGGCGACACGACGGGCGACGCTGGCACCGGTCGACCTGGACCGCAGACCCAACCTAAACCCAAGCCGCCGACGCAAGGCCAGCCACCGCGCAAACCCGCGCAGCCGACCCGCGCAGCCGCAACTAACGGCAATGGCATCACGCCGCCGCAGCTCAATCGCTTTCACGCGATCGCTAATAACGCGGGCAAGACCGCCGATGAAGTGAAGCTCTATCTCTATGAACGCTTCGGCCTGGAATCGTCGAACGATCTCACCAAGGACATTTATGAGGAAGCGTGCAGGTGGGCAGCCGACCGCAACCCGCAACGTGAGTCGTTGAACCCGGATGCGGAAGATCCGACCGACTTCAATCAGGAACGGTTCTAAACCCATGCCGCGCCCATTCGAACTGCCTTGCATCTTCGACCCGATAGAGCACGCCTACCACGATTCGCGGGGGCGGCGTTATCGCAGTGTGACGCAGATACTCGCTGACTGCGACTGTGTCGACTTCTCTATGGTCGACCCGTTCGTGCTGGCGCGGGCGGCTGAGCGAGGCACCCGCGTCCATGCCTATACCGCAAAGTGGGACAAGATACGGGGCATCCTGAAGTGGGATAAACCACGCACGCCGCTGACGCTCGAAGAGTTTTTCGAGTCTGAGCGCGTCCACCCCGACGATCGCGGATACGTTCGGCAATACGAACGTTTTTTGCAGGAAACGGGTTTCATCGCTATCCATGACGAGACGGAGCGCCCTCGTCTGGTGGAGATTCACAACACCATCGTCGGCATGACGCCCGACCGCGTCGGCTCTTTTCCGCCCTCGCGTCAGAAGATCATTCTCGATATCAAGACCGGCAGCTATCAGCTGGCACATCCCCTTCAACTCGCGGGTTACTCAATGGGTATCGAGCGCGTGATGCAGCTGGCACTTCAGCAGGAACGCATCGCGCTCTATCTCGAAGAGAACACCTACCGCCTCAACTGGTTCTCTCAACAGCAGGACTACTACGCATTTCTCGACGCCATCAATGGTGGCGGTCGATACCTCCAGACATGGAAATCCCACCGGATAAGGAAACAAATCGCATGACAAACGCCATCATCCCCAACCTCACTGAACTAACGATCGAGCGTTCTTCGCAGATCGCCGCCATCGGTTATGACTCCGAGATATTGTTCGTCTCGTTTCGCCGGGGCGGTCTTTATACCTATGATCAAGTGACGCCCGCCGAGTACGACGCTTTGCTCAACTCCGATAGCGTTGGCACCCTGTTCGCCAAGACCATCAAAGGCCACAAGCCTTATAAGCGCGTCGCCACCAAGGTTGTGCCCGCCAAGGCCGAACTGGAACCGACCGCGCCTGTTGCGAGCGAACCCGCGAAGACGACCAACCTCGTGCAGTTTGATAACGGCAAGCGGGTTGCCGCGATGATGCCCAAAGAAGCCGGCGACCTTGCCACCGCCGCGCAGGAGTGGGCGATGAAGGCGACGGCCATCAAAATCACCGACGTCGCCACCCACGAAGCCGCGATGAAGATCTTGGTCGACCTGGACACGGTGAAGAAACGCATCGTCGAGACCTGGAAGCCGATGAAGGCGGCGGCGTTCGCCGCGCATCGCGCCGTATGCGACAAGGAAAGTGAACTACTCAAACCGCTGATCGAAGCCGACAAGCAGCTGCGCCAACAAATCGGCGACTACACCTATGAGCAGCTGAAGGCGGCTCAGGAAGAGGACGATCGTAACCGGCGCGTCGCCGAAGAGGAAGCGCGGCAGCGTGCCATCGCCGAAACCGAGAACAACGCTTTGGCGGCGGCTGAAGAACTCCTGGCGATGGGGGATGAGGAAGGCGCGAACGCGGTGCTGGACGCGCCCATGCCCGCGGCGATTCGCTACGACATGCCGATGCCGGTCCGACCGGCCGTAGCCACCGTGAATGGCGTCGGCGGCGGTATCACCTACGAGGTCACCATCACCGATCTCGCCAGCGTGCCGCGTGAGTATCTGGTCGTCGATGTGGCCAAGACCGTGACCGAGATTCAGCGCCGGGTGAAACAGGCGGGCGGTCGGCTACAGATTCCGGGTACGTCGATTCGCGAGACCTTCGCTGCAAGGAGAGTTGGGGGGCGTCGATGACCCTGAAGCCCTACTTCGAAGTGGTCGAGGCAGAGTTGAACGAAATTCTGCCCGGCCAGTCCGACGAGATCGCCGCGATCGGCTTCGACGGCGGTCGTCTGCTGGTGCAATTCCATCGCTTCCCCGGCCTATGGTCGGCGGCGGCGACCAGAGCAGAATACGACCGATTAGTCAACGCCGAGAAGATCGATGCGGTTTTTTCGGCCAGGATCGCCGAACTGCGCCCCAGAATCGGCCCCTGGCACGCTCTGGAGGCGTCCACACGACGTCGGCGCCGAAAAACGATATAACCCTACGTCCGTTCCGAGGCAAACGCACATGGCGAGTGTCAGGTTCACCGTTCCCTTAGTTCCGCCATCGGTCAATCACTACAAGATGCCCCGCGTCGGCGGCGGCTATTATCTTACCCCCGAGGCGACCGCGTTCCAGGATGCGGTCGCTTTACTTTCTGGCGGCCAGTCCCTGGTCGCCCGCCGCTACGCCGTCAACCTGGCGATCTACCTGGGCCGGGGTCAGCGCGGCGATATCGACAACTTTCTCAAGTGCGTGCTCGACGGTCTGAAGGACTACGTCATCGGTTCTGACGCCGCAGTGAAGCGGCTGCTGGTCGACCTCGATCGCGATGCGCACAACCCCCGCACAGAAATCGAGGTAGCAACACAATGGCGACCCTACTCGGAACTCTTGCAGCTGGCAGACTTAGGCTGGCGCTGCCCATCCTGCGGCTACTTCATCGACCACACCGGCACGTCTTCGACAGCCACAATGACGCCCTAGACGTGGGCAAGGGCCTGATGCTGTTGCGATGCGTGTGCGGACATTCTCGGCTCTTCGGCAACTGGTGAAAGAAGGTGATTTAGCTATGAGTAAGATTCCATCGTTTCCGTTTTACATCGGCGACTGGATGAAGGACCCCGCGCTGCGCTCTGTCACTCGTGCAGCACGCGGACTCTGGATGGACATGATCTGCCTGATGTGGGAGTCACCGCGGCGCGGATTTCTCGAACATCCTGACGGTTCACCCCATAGTAGGGCCGAAGTAAGCAGCCTAGTAGGAGGCGAGGAGGAGTGCAGGAGATGTGGTAGTAGACCGCGAGGAAACGGCCATAAATGCCCCCATCAACCGGCGCAAATCGAGGAATTATTGCGCGAGTTGGAACGGGCTGGCGTGTACTCGAAGACGTCATCCGGCGTCATTTACTCGCGCCGAATGGTGCGCGATGAAGCCATTCGCACCGGCGTCCGAAATCGGGTAAATGAATTCAGGGAAAGACATAAGACTGAAACCGACCCAGACGCGAGCTTTAAAAGTAACGCAAATGTAACGCAGCCCCGTAACGCAAATGTAACGCCCGCCGACACTGCTTGTAACGCTGATGTAACGCGCACCGAGGTTGATGATGTAACGCTTTTGTACACCCCCCCTTCTTCTTCTAGTACTTCAAGTACTTCTTCTTCAGTACAAGAACAAAAGCTTTTTAAAAACTCTCGTCGACCACGGTCGACTCAGGCTCAGTCTGCGACTTCGCCGGGCGTGAGTGAAAACGAGGTTGTCTCCGACGAGGTCGAAAAACCGGAAGAGCGCCAACCCGAGGACCCGAAGATTCGCGACGGCCAGATCATCGAGGCCCTGTTCAACTTCTACTGCGATGAGCTGCACCGCGATCGTACGAAGTACACCCTGACCCCCATCCGCAAAGCCAAGGCGCTGCTACGCCTCCACGAGCGCACCAAAATCCGGGGCTCGCTGGCGCTCGCGGTCGACGATATCAACACCGCCATAAAAAACCTGGCCGCCAGCGAGTGGCACATCACCAACGGCCATGTCGATTGGAACGACCAGATCTTCCGTTCTGCAGAGGAATTTGAGAAACGCCTGACCTGGGTAAAACCCAACGGAGGTAAGTCTCATGCCAGTGGCTACGAAACGCTCGACCAACGCAACGAACGACTCTTCCAAGCGGCGCTCAAACGCATGGATATTGACTCGCCTGAAGATGATGGCGAACCTGAGACGGAGCCAGATACCCGAAGATCTTGAGGCGTTCGCTTCCGCGATCGGTGGCTTCTCCGAACCCATCATCGAACGCGCTTGCCACAATATCGAGATCACCGAACCGCAAGGCCGCGAGCGTGACTTCCCAAATCTCGGTCGATTGCTCGATGAATGCCGCGCCGCCGCTCAGACCATTCGCGATGAGTCTCATACCTGGTCGCTGACTCGTTACAAAGAATGCAAAATGTTCGACGACTATCTCGCCGATCAGGTCAAGTACTACAACCGCACCAGCCAGCAAATCTGTGAAGCTTACCCGGCAATGGCGATCGCGTGGACAGCCTGGAAAAACCAGAAGGCCGCGGGCACGCTGATCTGTCCGCAATGGTGTGAGGCTTGCGAAGGCCGACGCTACCTCGTCACCATCATCGACGGCGAACGCTGGGCGCGGCGTTGTCCGCATTGTCGGAGCTAACTACTTTCCAAAACAAAGGAGGCCGGCGTTATGACCGACGACCAAGGTTCCTTCGATTTCGAGCCAATGAACGGTACGATTCAGCAACGCTTCGAACGGTTCCACCGAGACAACCCCACGGTCTACGTCTCATTGGTAGCGTATGCCCGCCGCGCCAAGTCACGCGGCTTCTCCCACTACGGCATTGACACCCTGTTTGAGATTCTTCGTTGGCACACCACTATCGAAACCACCGACACGGAATTCAAACTCAACAACAATTTCCGTTCCCGCTACGCCCGTCTCATCATGGAGCGTGAGCCTGACCTCGCAGACTTCTTTGAGCTTCGTGAATTGAAAAGCGCATGATTATCGAGCATCGCTACGTTCTCGCGCACGATATGGAATCGATGAAAGGATATTTCTTCGATGGCGACAGTGTGTTATACATGCGCATCATCTGGCTCAACTTCAGCGTCGCCACTTATCCTGATGAAGAGATGAGTATGAGGGAGTCGGTCGACAGCATCAATGACCAGATCGAGCAGAAGTGGCCGCTGGAAATTACCGACTTCTGCGACGTGCCGTTACTACGCTCCAAAAATGGCCAGGTGCTTTATCCCAAAAACCCCGACGACTTCTGGCGACGCCTAAAGAACGCTATGAGAGAACCTACATGATCGAGTGCCATGACAAAACCGAATTGGAACGCATCATCGAGCTGATCATCGCCGATCATAAACTGCGCTGCCCGCAGTGTCGCGTCAACGAGCCCGTCCTTCGTCGGCACAGCATCAAGCGCAATCTCATCTGTCCACACTGCAACAAACTCATTACCCCGGAGAGAACGAAATGACGGTCGCCCTGATTCGCCCCAAGCCCAACTGGAAAGAGGTTCATTCGCCTATGCGCTTCTGCCGTGCCTGGCGATGGGGTATCGTCACCGTGTTTGTCGGCCAGGAACCCACCATCGGATGGCATCTCTCGATCTCGACGCCGCACCGCTATCCGACGTGGGACGAGATCAGAGAAGCACGCTATCGCTTCATCCCCAACGACGTCACGGTCGCGATGTTTCTCCCGCCGCGAGAGGAATACGTCAACCTTCACGACTATTGTTTCCATCTTCACCAGGTCCCCGGTGATGACGAGATGTTTGCGCTCAAAAGTCGAGCGGGGGTATAGTTCGCGTATATGCCGCCGCCCCTTGCAGATTGGGAGAAGCTGAAGATCGAGTACATTCAGCACCCACGCATGACGCAAAAGCAGCTTGCCGAGAAATACAACATCCGCTACGACACCGTGCGGGCGCAAGCGATGAAGGGGCATTGGAACACGGCGCGAGTCGCCTCCGCACAGCGTTACGCACAGGAAATAACCGCGATGGCTGTGGGCAAAGACGCGGTGGCGCGGATACGCGAGATCGATGAGAAGCAGCTAAAGCGAAACGAAGAGATGCGCTATATCGTCGACTCGACGCTCAAGATTCGTGACGCAAAAGGCGTCATCACTATCCGGCCCAACCTCACGACTAGCGACGCGGTGAAGGCAGTCTCGGCGTTCATCGAGTTGTATCGCTGCGACCGCCTGGCACTCGGCGCGTCGACCGAGAACATCCAACCCGCACCGCAACGCGATCGCTTCGCTGAGATGAGCGAGGCTGAGTTATTCGCCGAGCTTGATCGCGTGCGCGATGAGCCCATGATTCAGTGATGATGACATTGACAACTGCACTTCGGCGTTATGCCATGCGCTGGCGCGAGCTTGCCGCTGCACCGTGGCGCATGAGTGCCGTGAGCGCATTTCGTCGACGGCGTCACACCGAGATCGTAGTTGTGCTGTTTGGAATAGCCGAGATGGATGACCTTGCTCGGTGGGCGAGCTCGCCAACGTGCGGGATGAAAATAGAGATTAGCTGAACCGAACGTGCCAGTCTGCGAGCATACTTTACCGACTCCCGCACCGCAATGCGGACATGCAACACTGAGTAGCTGTTGAGTGATAGCGTTCATGGCTTTTGGGTGAGGACTTGCGGCCAAAGTTCTGCCGTCTCGTGTGCGTCGAGTGCATCGATTGCATTGACTAAAAGTTTGCGCAGTTGTGTCTTACCCCAAAAGGTGACGGCGCTGGAGTCATCGTCGCCGGGCATGTGAATGAATGGGCCTTGATATTGGATATTGTTCACGGTGGCGGGCAGTTCCAGATAGAAGCGCACACCGGTATAGGTGTTGCCGTCAATCATTTTGCTGACGATCTCGACGCGATCAGTCAACTCTTCGGCGTAGATGTTCACTCGCATATAACCTCCACTCTAAAACGGTGTGGCTTCATCAATGAACTCGAAGTTGTCGAGGTCGGTCGACGCCTGGCTTAGCGCCGCCCTGAAACGTCGGAACTCTTCAGCACGCATCACGAGATCGCCGCACTTGGCGCGCGAGGCATCTTCAATAGGCCCACTAAAGATACGCATGTGAACGTGGTCGCCGCCGGCTTTGTACCAGAAGGCCCAACGATATTTGTCGTCTCTCATGGCTCACCTAGATATTCATACACGCGGATACGCTCGCCCTTTTCATCGCCAAGCGTGCCGTCCTCACGGATATAGCCGATGAAGGTGACGTTGAGTGAGCCGGAATAGAACGCGACGAAGTCCTGGCCGACGATCGCGACCCACATGGTTACGCCGAACGGCTGATGATCTTTCCGCAGCACGATAATGCTGGCGCGGTGAAGTTCGTCGATCTGAAGCTCGCGTCCGATCTCGTTTGTCGTCGTAGTCATTTATTTCTCTGTACGTTGATATTGGCGATCGACTTCTCATCGTAAGGCGTGAAGTTGGGGTCGTTCTCATGCAGCCGATTGGTGACTGTGATAAGCATCTTAACGAGTCCGCGGTCACCCTGTTGGAATGCGGCGGCGGTGGCCATCGCGCACATCAGCGTCATAGCGTTGTACTCGTTGTCGTTGAGTTGTACTTCGATACGATGCATGTGTGTCATAGCGTCGACAGTTTTCTGCGTCAGTTGTGCGCGGCGAATGAAGTCCTTGAAATTAGTCATCGATATCCTCCAACATTCCTAGCTCGTCATTCCAGGCCATCGCGCAGACGCGCATCTGAAACCACATCGGTAGCGACGGCGGCGGTGGTGGTGGCGGTGGCTCGATGAAGTAATCGCCATGAAGATGTAAAACAGATTTGTGACGGACTTTCGGAAGTAGCTTTGTGAAATCGTCACCACCGAGAATCGCTGCGGCTGCACGCCACTCTCGCGGGTAGTCATTGGTATCCATCATCGACCTCCTTAGTTCGGAATCTCGATAGGCGTGTAGTTGGGATTTTGTAAGTTGATCTTGTTAGTCAGCCGAACGAATTCGACCGCGAAGGACTCCTTACTTTTCATCGCTACGATCGCGGCGTAGCTGCACATCTTTAGCAGGAGTGCGGACTCGCGCACGGTGAGGCGCATGTCGAGTTGAAACGTCTCTGGCAGAACGTCGATTGACTTCGGCATTGGTATCCTCCTTCGGTATTACAGCGGGGCCGCAGTTCATCGTGCAGTATCCGTCGAAGCAATCGGAGCAGGGATTTTCTTTGCGCTTTCGCTCTGGCGGGAGTCGCTTCCGCAGTGACAGCAACTCCGCAGCCAGCCAGTGTTCTTCTGCGACCGATACACCATGAATGGCGGCTTTATAGAACACACGTCCGTCGTCCTCAAAGACCGCCCGGCGCGTTAGCTCTTCGAGTCGTTCGTCTGAGAGTTTCATCGCGTCTACCCCGGACACTCCTATTCCAAGATCTTCACTTCGATTGCAGGATATTCAAACAGGACACTGAACTCCTGCTGGTCATCAGCACGGCGCACCGCGATGCGATGAACGAAGACAAAGCATTGCGTATTGTTTTCGGTCACGGCATTCCAGACGCGGCACTCTACGCCATCGACGGTGATAACATGCTCGGTCGATTCCATTTGAATTTTCATTGCCCGACCTTGAATCGTTCAGTGAGTGTGTCGCGTTGCGATGTGGAACGTAAGCCAGCGCCAGCGTGAGTACGGCGCGATATGCTTCGGCGGGCGATCGTCGCAGTGTGGGCATCGGATTGGAATGCCGATATGGTTACCGTATTTGCGAGCGGTATATAAGCTCTGCGAGCCGGGAGGCAAACAGCCGCGGAGGAAGGTCGAACTCAGTCGCCATGCTTTGGCAAAGTCCTTGGAATCGGCCAAGGGCAAGGGCGAGGGTGCCTTCGGGGATACCATTTGCAGCAAAGTGGCTTTCTTCGCTGTGGTTCCCGTTGCTCCCGTTGTTGTTGATTCGTGCAAGTCGTTTTTCTTTAGGGCGATCAAGGTCTGTCTCTCCTTCGATAGTGGTGGCTAGGTCTTTATGCGTGGTAACGAGATGGACGCCGAGACCATTGCGCGACGCGGCGTTGAAGCTACAGTGCGGGCAGGGAAACCCCGTACCCTGGAGAAGCCGTTTTTCCATCTTCTCTCGATTGATACGGGTGACCTCACCGACGACCCCATGAGTGAATCGCCGGTGACGTCCAAGCAACTGTGGCTTGTCGCATGTGAAATCGCAATCAGCGCACTTGAGCGGGAGAGGTTCAGGTTTTACTTCGACGATCGGAGCGGCTATCGGTGCAGCCGCTTCTATCTTTGCCTTGAGTGCTTTCGTGGCGAGGTGTGATTTCGAGGTGCCCTCGACGTTGTGTGCTTTCTTGCGATGCATTGCGAGCAGCTGCACGGTAGCGAAAATCTTGTTGCATTCGGGGCATCTCGGCTTCGGCTTCGTCATTCAAACTCCGGTCGGCTTGCACCGTCAGGCGCAGCGTTGCGTCATTGTATAACAAACTTATACGAAAGGGATGACGTCAAATTCGGGGTTTTTTCAAATCAGGCCAAGCCAGCGATCGGGCAAGTGGACGTTTTTCGGGCAGCCGTGGAACAACGGCGCGATCTCTTCATCGGTGAACCCGGCCAGGCCGCACCCGACGCGAGTCAGGTGGAACTCATATTGCGGATGCTCCAGGGCGAAGAGTTTGAATCGGTCGACCGCGGGTTTGACCTCGATGAGCGTGAGTGATACATACGGGGTTTTCTTAGTAGGGATGGCGTAGCACTGACCGCGCAGACCTTCGCCGCAGCCGTACACTGCGCCGTAGTAGCGATGCGCTTCTTTGGCCGCGCCTGCGCCGTGGATGCCGAGCTTGTTAGAACCGAAAACGAAAATGTCTGTCACGTTATTTCACCTTCAACATCTCTCAGGAACACATCGAGCCTAGCACTGGTCTGCAATTTGATTGCGGCTTGCGACCATGCATCGACGTCGTCATCATGCTTCGCGTTGGGGAACATGGTCAGCGTGTAAAGAAAATCATCCACCCAGCGAGCCAGTGCAGGATGCGGGAGATACCAGTTACCCGCACGGAGTTGATCATTCGCAGTATCGGCATAGAGAAATTTGTTTTTGTCTTTCGGAATTGGAATCAGGCCGGTGATGCCGTAGTTGTTTTCGAGCAGACTCATGGAGGCCACGCCGTTCGCGGCTTTCTCAACGTACTTCGCTGAGCATTCGGGATAGCGGTCGATCATCTCGCGCATCGCCCGAATGGTTTCGGTGAAGTCGGCTTTCTCCTTGTAGCGATCGATGATGAAACGCTTCGCGCCGCGAGTCTTGATCACCAGCCCGACGACGTAGTCACCATCTTGCTTGGCGTTGCCGAAGTTCAGGTCCCACGATTGCAGATTGCGGTCGTATAGGCGCGGCAACTCTTCGGCGACGATCTCGACCTTGCGCCCCTCTTCGTCTTCGACCACAACCGGGGGCAAACCCGCGCCGATGGGTTGCCAGTAACGCCAGTGATACCGCTTGAGCAAGCCGCCCGACTCCGGGGATGGTGCTTGCTGATAGATCGCCGACCACATCGAGATCGACATGGACCGGCGCAGTTCATTCAACTCGGCAAGCGACTTTAACTGCGGACACAGCGCCTCACCCTGGCTGCGCATGAGATCGCCTTGCTCGTCGAACTCATCGTCGGTGGCGATGGCGGGAAAGCTGACCACCGTCCATTGCGCCGCCCATTCGGTATCAGCCAGGATGCGCCCGACGATATCGTCCTCGTGCCAGCGGGTGGCGATGATGATGATGCCGCCGCCCTTGTGCACGCGAGTCATGGCCGCCGAGACGAAATTGTTGTAGATCTTCGAACGCTGCGCGGGTGACTGCGAATCCTCACGCCCTTTGAATGGGTCGTCGATGATCAGCGCATCGGCACCGCGCCCGGTAAGCGCCGAACTCAGACCCGCGGCTCGATAGGCACCGAGACGGCCGATGATGCCGAAGTGGTCGGCAGACCGTTTGACCATGCCCCGCTTGCCGTAGATGCCGGGAATCATCGTCTCAGGGAAAACGCCGTGGTAATGCGTCGAGTCCATGATGCGTTGAACGTCAGCGCAAAATTCCAGGGCGATCGCGTCACCGTAGCTGGTCGAAAGAATTTCGAGGTCGGCGCACTTGCCCAGGAGAAAGGGTGGCAACAGGCGTGACGCCTGGGTGCTCTTGCCGTGGCGCGGCGGGGCTTCGATGATCAGGCGCGGCGACTTCTCCGCGATCACGTCCTCGGCAAACTGGTTGAGCGCGTTCGCCAGGCGTTGATGAAACCAGCCCATGTAGTAAGCGGGCTGCATGTAGCGAACGAAAGTCGAAAAGTGGCGAGCCGCACGTTTCTGTGAAATCGCCTCACGAATGCGAAGCTCGACGATCGCTCGATCAAGACTAGGTGACGTTGTTGCCATAGGAGTTACAAATTCCTGTCCGACTTTGCAACCTATTGCGGAAGGGTGCGTCAATTGCGGCAAATTGAGTAGTTCGAATTTCCGCACCACTTACGACTAACTTACTCCCAACTCATTGACGCAGAGTAAGTCGACGCCTTAGAGTGCGCACAGACGCAGTCTTTTGCCAAGCTGCTTCTTCGGAGTTTTTACATTTTCGTTTAGGCCAGCATGGTCATGCGTGCTGGCTTCCTTTCCACACGACTATGGGCGCACTCGTCGACCAATTCGGTCAGCCACTCCGAGCCACGGTGATTCCGTTCACCGACGGTCTGCGCAATGACCAAACCGGCATGGGCGTCATCGGCTATGACCCCACCGTTCAGTTGCAGTACACCCCGACTCACTTCCTCACGCAGAATGAAGCCGAGAACGCTTTCCTCAACTCGTTCATCATCGGGCGCTTCATCGAACTGCCCGCGCAGCACATGACGCGAGAGTGGCGCACCATCCAAATCGAGGGCGACGAGAACGTTGACGTCGAAGTGATCGAAGAGCTCGAAGCCATGCTCGCGGTCAAGACCGTCTTCACCGAAGCCATGATGTGGGGCGATCTCTACGGGGGCGCGTTGGTGGTGATGGGGCTCGACGGGGATGATCTCTCATCTCCGCTCGAAGTCGAGAGCATTCAGCAAGGCCAGTTGACGTCGCTTACGGTGATCGACCGCTGGCAAGTGACGGCGTCGCAAAACTTCATTCTCGATCCCCTTTCGCCCAACTTCCGCTATCCCGAAACCTACGAAATTCTTAGTCAGGCCGGGGCGACCACGATTCATGCGTCGCGCTGTCTACGCTTCGATGGCTGCCGGCTGCCGCGCCTGGCCTGGCTGCGTAACTCACGCTGGCATGGGTCGACGGTTCAGCGAGTGCTCGATTCCATCAAGGGCTTCGAAGCCTCGGTCAAAGCATCGTCCAAGGCAATGCAGGAAGGCTCTATCGACGTCTACGCCATCGAGCATTTGTACGAGCGTTATTCCGACGCCGAAGGTGAGCGCGTTGTGCGTGGGCGGGTCAAGATGGCCGCCGATCTCAAGAGCGTCTATCGCGCCGTCATCATCGACAAAACCGATGAGCTACGCCGTCAGCCTATCGACGTGCGCGGCTACGACACGCTATTGCAGAAACATCAGGACATAGTCTGCGGCGCAACCGAGATGCCCGCGACGCTGCTCTTCGGACGCTCCCCGCAAGGCTTGAACGCAACCGGTGAAAGTGATTTTCGTAACTGGTACGACACCCTTTCGATCAAACAGGAATTCAAGATGCGCCCGCTCCTGAACCAGTTTGATCAGGTCCTCATTCGCTCTGCTCTCGGCTACTTCCCCGAAAATCTCTGGTTCGACTTCAATGCGCTATGGCAGGTCAGCAATAGCGAACAGGCCGCGATCAATTTGCAGAAGGCGCAGGCGCGACACGTTTACATGACCGATGGCGCGTATCTGCCCGAGACGTGCGCTGCCGATCTGCTCGCCGAGGGCTTCTCGGTTTCGATGACGCAGGAAGACGTCGACCTCATCGAAGAAACCGGCGCACCCGCGCCACCCCCGCCAACCAACAGCAACGGTTTGCCCGTCGACCCCGCCGCGATGCTGCGATCGATGAGTGGAGTGACCACGCCATGACACTGCGCAAGTATCTGCGGAGCGGCCAGGCTGATCTGGTGAAACGGAAAAACCAGACCTGGTATACGCGCCGACTGCGCATCGTTGCCGAAGACGTCAAGCAGGAGATCACCGCCGAGATCAGAAACCTCGCGACAAAGTTGTCGAAATCAGAGGGCGAACTAGATCTCGGAGAGCGCGTCTCCGTGCATCGTTCCGTCGCCGACATCGTCGACAAAGCCCGCAAGGGTTTCACTATGCCGATTGACGTGAAACGTACTGCGCAGCAAGTAGTCACGCTTGGTCTGAAGTCGACCGATGACTGGTTCACGCGCTACATGCAACGCTACGGGATTCCGCTTCAGGTCGGCTTATTGCCGCAGCCGAAGATTCAGAATTCATTGCCTACAACGATGGCAACGAGTGACGCGACGGCTCGCAGACTAACGCGAGCCCAGCGTCTTGCGATCGAGCGTCAACGCCGTCAGGTACAACTAGGCATCAGCGCGGGTACGGTGCAGCCGTTGGCGACGCTCGCCATCATTCGCGGCCAGAGCGCGATTCAACAAGCGTTCGACGATGCGGTCGACACCAACATCGGCCTGATCACTTCGATTCCAGAACAGTATTTCGATCGCGTGCAAGAGGTCCTGTTCGACCACGTCGCCACTGCCGAACGGTGGGAGTCATTGAGTGACAAGCTGCGCGAGGGCGTTAGTCAGGTGAATGACCTGGCCGACTATCGCGTTGACCTGATCGCTCGCGACCAGTCGAGCAAGATCGCGGCGGCGATGAACGAAGCCCGCAGCGCGTCGGTCGGCATCTCGCAGTACACCTGGCAAACTGCCGGGGATGAGCGCGTGCGTGAAAGCCACGCCGAAAACGATGGTCAGGTTTTCAGCTTCGACCAGGGCGCACCACTCGATGACGGTTCACTCGGCAACCCCGGCGACGATATCAACTGCCGCTGCGCTGCCCTGCCGCTGGTCGAAGAGGCTGAGGAAGAGGAAGCAGCATGAGCCTGAATCCCTACAAGTTGCTTACGCCTGAAGAAAGAGCGCGAATCAATCGCGCACTCAAGCGTGGGCCAAAATTTGGCGATCGCGCTCGCCTGGCGCAATACACCAAAACGCTTTACGCCGGTGTGACTGGCCGCGATCTCCCGCCGACCGCAGAGAAGAGGGCGCAATGAGCAAGCCAGCCGCCGTCCATAACTTCGCCGATGTGATCACGCTGCCGGATGCGTCGACCCGCACCATCACTATCGACGGGTATCTCACCGCGCCCGCGGTGCTCGCTCGCGCCGGGGTGTTCAAGTACATGGCGGCTGAACTTGGCCTGAGCGATCGCAAGCCGACCGACGTCGTCAACGTCTATCGCTCCGCGGAAGCCTTGGAGAAAGCGGTCGACAGCTTCGAGTCACAGACCATCACGCTCGATCACAAGTGGACCAACGCAAGCAACTGGCGCGACAACGCGATCGGCGATGTGCGCGACGTCGAGATGCGCGGCGATGAGATGAACGGCACGCTAATCATTCGTGACGCCGAAGCGATCAAAGCCATCGACGCGAACAAGATGACGCAGCTATCGAACGGCTACGCCGCCAAGCTGGTGCGTAAAGCGGGCAAGCATCAGGGTATGGATTACGAGTTTGAGCAAATCGACTTTCACGGCAACCATACGGCGGTTGTCGGCATGGCACGGTGCGGTTCAGAGTGCCGTATCGGAGACAGCGCAACAGCAAAGGAGACGCCAATGGTCACGCGAAGCTATGACGGCTTGACAGTAACCCTGGAGAACGAGCAGTCCGGTCAGATCGTTGATCGCATGGCGCACGCTCTCGACGAATCGAAGAAAGAACTCGCCACGCTAAAGGCTGCGGTACCGAAGATCAAGCTCGGTGACAAAGACCTGGACGGTGACGCGGTGCGCGTGCTGATCGAGGGCAAAGACGCCGAGATCAAGACGCTCAAGGATGCGGCACAGACGCCGGAACAGGTTCACGCCCTGGTGGTGGCGCGTTCGAACGCTATCTCTCGTGCGCACGAGCTCGTACCCGATCTCAAGATCGGCGATGCGGACACAGCTCATACCATTCGCGTGACTGCGCTCGATGCGGTGATCGTGAAAGACGATATGGCGAAGTCGATGCTCGAAGCCGCACTCGGCACGACCGCGCTCAAGGATGCCAAACCCGAAGTCGTCGAGACGGCGTTCCATACCATCTCGGCGGGACTGAAGAAAGCCCGCGAATCGCGCAAAGTCACGGACTCGCGCAAACAGATCGGTGCGCTGGCTACGGCGAGCGGTACTGGCGATGAGAAGGACCCGCGCCAGAAGTGGATTGACGCGCAGAGCAATGCGTGGAAGGGGCCGCAGAAAAGCGAAGTGAACTAAGGCGGGCGCACCACGGCAAGCAACTCAGACACGGAGGAAAACGAAAATGCCTATCGATATCACCAACCCCAATGTCGATCAGTACACGCCGGGGTTCGTCGGTGACCTTGCCGATATCGGGTTGAAGGACTCGATCTCGCGCCAGAATACGGGCGAAACTCCCATCAAGTTTGGGGCCGCCGTACAGGATGGCCCCATGAGCGGGACCACGACTCCTGGCTGCCAGGCGTTTGACGGCGGGCGTGTGATCGGCTTCGCCAAAGCTGATTTCGCGATTCGTCCGATTGGCGGCAACTGGTGCAATCCCAACGACAATGACTCGACGCTGGCTTACTGCCCCGGCGACACGGTTCACATCGTTCGCGATGCGCGTATGCGCCAGGTCGCGGTCGAAGCTGTGCATCGCGGTGATGCGGTCAACGTCGACGACGAAGGCATGGTCACCGGCAGCGGCGGCACCGCCGTCCCTGGCTGCTCGTGGGAGTCCGACACGCTCGAAGGTGAGCTCGGCATCATTCAGATCCTTATCGTCGGCGCTGGCGTCTCTGGCGCGGGTACACCAGGGCCGCAAGGACCAGCCGGACCGCAAGGACCTCCGGGACCAGCCGGACCGCAAGGACCTCCGGGCGAATCGGCGTAAGCCGTCGACCTCAACCGCAGTTTTTAACCCGTTTTGGCAGAACAGAGGATAAATCGATGACCAGCGAAGTTCTTACGGAACAGCCCACACCAACTCAGCCGCATCCGGGACATGAACAGCAGCCACCCAAGCCGATACCGGCTGAGAAGCCTTTGCAGCCCGATGATGACGAAGAAGAAACCGAAGAGAAGCCCGGCAAGAAAGATCGCTAACGGCACCGCAGCGTGAGCTTGGAAGGAGTCGCGCAAATCAATCGAGGGAGGGACACTTCCATGCGCATCGCACGGAAAGAGATGTTCGACAGTGTAGTGCCGGGGATGCTAGAGACATTGCTCGGCGACGTAGCTATCAATGCTCCTGCGCTCGCACTCGTCACGTCGCAGCTGTACTCCTACGAGACGAGGGTGTATGAGCCGCGACGCACACCATTGCTCTATCAGCGGCTTGTTCCGATTGATACCAGCGATGGCGAGGGCTCGATTGGTCGCGCCTATACCATCATGGACATTCGCGGCGAGACGAAAGAGATCGCTCGCGGGTCGGATGATATGCCGCTGGTCGATGTAGCTGGCAGCGACGTATATATCCCGTTCAAGATCGGCGGTGCCGGTTACAGCTACGACACTGAAGACTTGCGCCAGGCTGCGAACCTCAACTTCAACCGTATCGCTCTCATGCCGCAAGCTGCGTTCAACGTCTACGAGCGTGCGATCAATGAACACGCGCTCTTTGGCGTCAAGCGTTGGGGCAAGCTCGGTTTCAAGGAGTCGTTGTTCACCAACAGCCGCGTCGGGATTATTCCCGCGCCCTACGCTTACGAGAATGCGACCGGCGATCAGCTGATCGCGATCTTCAACGAAGCGATCAATGCCGTCTACGACCAGAGCAACAACACCAGCTATGCCGACACCATCGCCGCGCCTAGCGGGTTGATTGCCCAAGCTGAGCAGATGCCGTTGAACGAGTTTGCGGCTGACACGGTGCTCGGCTTCATCCGACGCACCAACAAGACCACGATGGAAACCGGACGTCAGCTAAACATCGTTGGTGTGCGCGGGCTGGAAGTCGCGGGCGAGAATGGCGTACCGCGTTTGATGGCCTACGAGATGACACAGGAGAATCTGGTCCTGCCGTTGCCTATGCCGTTCCGCTTTCTGCCACCGCAGATTCGCAACCTCACCTTCGTTGTTCCCGGCGAGTACAAGTACGGACCAGTCCACGTTCGCTATCCGAAATCGGCCGTCTACATGGACTTCCCTCCGCTCACCAGCGCACAGCAGGCGTTGGAAGCCCGCCGCAATAAAGAGTTGGGTGAAGGCAAGCCCGAGTCGACGTCACATCACGACCAGCACCACAACGAGAGGGCGGCTGCTCGCAAGTAAGGGGGTACGGTCATGGCGAAAGTAACAAACACCACCAACCTGTCTCTCTACATCGGCAAAGTAGAGATCAAGCCTCACTCCACCGCTGAGGTGCCGGATGACGAGCTTGCAACAGCGAAAAAGAACAAGGTCGTGGCTTCGTGGTTTGCATCGGAGAAGCTCGCGCTTGGCGATACCGCCGAAACCAAGGAAGCTGCAAGCAAAGGCAAGCTCAGCACCGCAGGCACGCCCCCTGGCGCAGTCAGGCCGAAGGTGGATACCAACGTCAACGTCTCGCTAGGTGGTCGGCGCAAACCAGCGCCGCCGCCGCCACCGAAACCAGCCACGCAGGGGAAGTCTGTCGTTTCATCGTTCTTCGGCAAGAGCGGCAAGCGTAAGGAGTGAAGGGACAATGCAGAGCGAACTCAACACCTGGGCCTATTTCAATGGCCTCATTCCGATGGGCGATCTCGCGACTCTGCGTTGTGGGCGTGCCGTCCGTTTGACTCGTGAAGAGTTCCGTCGACGATTGCCGCAATTCAACAATGTTCCCGATGATGTGATCGACGATCTTCTCGATCTGTGCCAGGTGCAATTCAATCGCTTCGTGTGGGGCGGCTTTCTCAAGTGGGGTGAGTTGGCGTTTGTCGCGCACTTTCTCACGCTGCGGGAGGACGCGATCAAAGCTGGCGCAGACGGTGAAGAAACCGGCATGGTCCTGGGGTCGACCGTGTCCGGCATTACCAGCTTCAGCGCGGGCGCGGTCAGCTGGACGCGCAACGGCGCGATCGATGAGGCGTTGATGGCGTCGCCATTTTCGGGAACAACCTGGGGCCAGTTGTTTTTGTATTTGAGAAAGCGTATTGCAGTTGGGCTGGTATCGGTGACGTAAAGGAGGGTACGCATCATGGGACAGAGACTACGGGGTGATCGAGTAGCAGCGGCGAAGCAAGCACTGGCACGAATGGAACCCACCGCAGCTGCGCGGGCTATCGGTAAAGCGCAAGCGACAGGGCGCACCTATCCTACATCGGGTCAAAGAGCACGAGCCACACGACGGACACAAAGCTGATGGCGCGACCTTTCCTCATGCCGACCGTAGTCACGCAACAGATCAAGGGCGTTTCGCTCGAAGACCTGGCGAAGCGCATCGGCGCGGGACCGAAGTATGTTCGCGTCGGTCTGCCGGATACTCCCGCAGCGGAGAAACCAGAATGAGTCTGACCCTGGGCCAACTCGGATTGATTCATGAATTCGGCACGGAGCATATTCCACCGCGCCCGTTTCTCGCGCCAGCGATCGAGAACAACCGCGCCTCGATCTCGAAGCTGAGCGGTGAGCTTTTGCTGAAGATGCTGCACGGCGACATGACCAGCCGCGAAGCCCTCGGTCGGCTCGGTGGACACGGACAGCGTTTAGTGCAACAGCAGATTCGCGAGACCTATGTTCCACCCAACACCGAAGAGACGATCAAGCGCAAGGGCAGCAGCCATCCGCTGATCGATACCGGCTCGATGATGCAGAACGTCGCTTGGGAGTATGAAGAATGAATTTGCCGATCGCCAATCCGATTCCGGGAGAGCTGGCTAACCCGCTTGTGTCCCTGCCGATTACTATTCTGCGTACTCGCGGCGTGTGGATGGGCAACGGCATCTGGAAGATGGATGACGGCGAACCGGACAAGATCGAGGGGCGCGGCATTATTTATCCCACGACGCCCGATGAACTCAACGCTTTACCCGAGGGCGAGCGCATCACCAAAGCCATCACGCTGTTCTGGTCACAAACGTTTCATCTCAACGACCGCGTCGAGTACGAAGGCGAAGAGTACCGCGTGATTCATGTCGACCCCTGGCAGAAGTTTGCTTATAACCGCGCCATCGCACAGGTGAACCAAATTGAACGCTGAGCCCACTAACGCGAAGCTGCGCACCATCATCCGCTTGATGCTGGAGATGGGAGAGAACGCGGTGCGCCCGGCCAACCAGAACGCGCCTATCTACAAAGGCGAGGAATATATCACGGTGCAGATCGTGAGCGAACACGCTGAAGGCACCGATGAAACGTATTGGGAGGATACCGACGATCGTCTGGTCGCTATCGAACACCTGTCCGGCGTTCGCCTGACCAGCGCATCAATTCAGTATTACAACGGCGATGCCTACGAGCGTCTGCGCGTGCTTTCATCGCGACTGCAATCATATTTCGCTTCGGAGATGATGAGCGATGCTGGCTTCGGTTTCGTCGCCGTGTCCAGCGTGCAGGACCTGACGGGGTTGCTGCCGGACGAGATCTGGCAATCGCGGGCAGTGATGCGGTTCGACTTCTATGTCGAAGTGAACGATACAGTGCGGACGCCGCTGATCGTAACTCTGCCGCTGACCATCTATACGCACGACGGACAACAACGACATAGCGAGGTAACAGCATGAGCCTGCCAGCAAGCATCATCGTCAATGTTCGTACTGATATTCCTCCGGTGATCGATACGTCGACCGGCCAAAATACAGCGTTGTTTCTGGGCAGCAATGTCAACATCCCGATTGAAGAGCGCGTCCGTGCTTTCTACGACGCGAACAGCGTCGGCGTCGATTGCGGACCCGAGTCGGAAGAGTATCGCGCTGCGGTAGGCTACTTCGGCCAGAACCCTAACCCGCCCATTCTCTACATCGGCGTGCGCGGTGGAAGCGAGAGTGAAAGCACACCACCCGAAGGCGCAGGGACGCCACCGCCAGAGGGCGAGACAACTCCTGAAGCCACGGCTGATGAGGGCGGCGGTGAAGATATCGTTACTGCGCTCGCGGCTTGCCTGGCGAAGTATCAGTTCTACGGCGTAGTCGTATCGCATGAATTCTCTGATGCCGATGCGCTCAAGGCTGCGCTATGGGTGGAAACGCAAATCATGTTGGCTGGCCGCGCTTCGAGCGACCCGCTTATTCTCGATCCTGCATCGGCGACCGATGACTTCGCTTCGAAGCTCAAGCTGCAAACTAATCGCGCTTTCTGCTTCGCTCGCGAAGAGGACAAGGAAGACTATCCCGAACTGGCGGCGATCTCACGCACCATCGCTGTCGATCTGCGCTTGCCTAGCTCAGCTATTACGATCGGCGTGCAGCCGTTGGCCACTATCGAGCCGTCGGGCTTTACCCTGCATGAATTCAATGCGGCGACGTCGAAGAACGCGAACGTCTACCAGGTGATCGGTCCCAACCCGGTTGTCTTCCCCGGCGTCATGGCCAACGGGCTGTTCATCGAAGATCAGTTTGGCCTGGACTTCCTACAGTCGTACATTACGATGCTGGCGATCAATGGCATCGAACGCGCCCGGCGTGTGCCGCAGACTGATCAAGGCATGAACTACCTCGTTGGCTATCTCGATACGGGGCTGGTGCAAATTGTGGCTTCCGGTTTTCTTGCGCCGGGGTATTGGGATGCGGCGACGATTCGCGGCGTGGTTGACAACGGGGAATTGTTGGCCAAGGGCTACAAGATCATCGCCTCACCCATTAGCACGCTTACGCCCGACCAGCGTGCGGCTGGTTTCGGTTCCAACATCGCTATCGCACTCAAGGGGTCCGGCGCGATTCACAGTTTGAATATCTTCATGCCTTTCAATCCATAGCCCAAGGGGGGAGTAGCGATGAAAGCGTTCAGTATCAAGAGTGGCACTCTTCAGATCAACGGCGCGATGATTAGCGGCCTGGCTAACGGTGACGACGCGATCGTCTTCGAGCCATACTCTGACGCGGCTTCAACGGAGTTCGGCGCGGATGGCCATCTCGAAGTTTCCGTGCTGGCGTCTGGTGAGGGCGGTCGACTGACGGTGCGCACGCAGCATACCTCCAACATCAATCGGTTCTTTCAGAACCTATTCAATGAACAGCGCGTCAACGGTGACACGTTCGCCCCGCTCAATGGCAGCTATCGATTTACGAACGGCACCAGTTACACGCTCTCTGGCGGCGTGCTGACGCAACAGGCGCACATCGGCCTGGGCGAACACGCAACCCCGCGGGAGTGGCAGTTCGTCTTTGAGACGATGATCTTCAACGAGGAGAATACCGAGGCGTTAGTCTCCTAAACCTTATGGCAACCGTGCCCTTTCCCTCTCAATCCGCGAGTCAGCAATTCAGCTTCGAGACACCCGCTGGCTTCACCTACACGCTGCACAAACTACCAGCCATGCGCTATCTCTCCCTGGGCAATGCGCTGGTCGCATACTTCGGTGAAGCCACTATCAAGGCGATCATCACCTTCGTAAAAAATGCCAAGACCCATGATTTCGGTGAACTCGAAAAAAAGAGTGACGCCGAGCTGATGGACAATATCGTCGCGGCGCTCGAAGACTTCGGCGGGCTACGCTCGATTCCGATGGATGCGTTTCAGAATTTAGCTCGACTGCTCGCGCCCTACATCACGGTAGCGGGCAAGCCCCCGATCCTGCCGCACGAGTTGAACGTGCAGCTGGTCGACGCGGGCATCGACATGATGTTTGCGCAGAACCCGTCGGACGTTCTTCCGGTCGTCGGTCGCGCCATCACGTTCAATATGTCGGATTTTTTTTCAGGCGCCCGCTTGCCTTCAGTCCTCAAGCGCCGGACGGAATCGACCTGATAGAGAGTGCGAATATCAGTTGGTTTTTGTTCCAGTGTGTTGATGCAGGGTATTGCGAGTGGGCGGACTTATCCAACGGCAAGTACACAATCCGCGATGTGCTCGATATGAACGAGATGATCGCGGAGAAAGCGGAGTACGAGCGACGCCTAGCGGAACAAGCCGAACGGAGAGCCAAGCGAGGGTAGAAACGTGGCAACACTGCTAGACACATTCTTCACTCGACTCGGCTTTGAGGTAGACGAACCAGCCCTGCAAAGCGCACAGACAAAGATCGCCGGCTTGGGAAAATCTCTGCTTGGCTTAGGCATCTTCAGCACCCTCTCGGTTGCTGGCATCTGGAAGCTGACGCAATCAACGACAACCGCGCTGGCAACCGTGCAGAGCATGAGCGATCGAACGGGCATCGCCACCGAATCTATCGCGGGTATGACTAAGGCGGCGGCGGCGTTCGACGTTCCCGCGGAGTCGCTGCGCGGCTCACTCGAAAATGTAAACCGCACCCTCGGCGGCATCATCACCGGCACCGCGCCCCGTATGAAGGCAGTCTTCACTAGCCTCGGCCTGGCCGCGCAGGATACGGCGGGGCAACAAAAAGACGTGGTCACGTTTCTCGGTGACGTCTCGCAAAGGATTCAGGGCATGAGCAGTGGCGCTCAGGCGCAAATTCTCTCTCGTCTCGGTATCGATGCCAACATGATCGGGATGCTACGCAACGGACGTGAAGAGTTCGAGCGCCTGTACGAAACGGCGCGAGTGGGTATTCCCTTCCGGGCTTCGGACTATGAGCGGGCGGCTGAACTCGAAAAGGGTTTTCGTCGCGTCAAGTCGGCGGTCACTGAAGTCGGGCAGACCGTAGCCCTCGCGTTGATGCCCGCAATCCAGCAGATGGTCGACCGCTTCATGTTGTGGTGGAACACCAGCGGCAGAAATATGCTGATCGAGTTTCGCCAGAAGATCGCGGGTTGGGGCGAGATGATCAACAGGATTACGGCCAACTTCCGGCAGCTGACGGGCGGCGCGGATGTTCTCAGCGGAGCCATCAAAGGCATCGCCGCAGTCCTCGGAATACTACTCGCGCTGAAGCTCGCGTCGTGGGCGGTCGAAGGCGTAAAGGGAGTCATGGGATTGGTGACTGGCTTCAAGGCGCTGGCGATCGCGAGCGGCCTGACGATCGCACAATTCCTTCTGATCGTAGCTGCGGTCGCGGCCATCGGCATTGCGATCTATCTGCTGATCGACGACTTCCAGGTGTGGCGTCGTGGCGGCGAATCTGTCATCGGCAGATTTGAGCAACGCTTCCCACAGCTTTTCAACACCATCCGTAGTGGCATTACTTATCTGCGTGATGCGTTCAAGGAGATGTGGGAATCGATCAAAGAACTATGGGTTCAGATCAGTCCGCTCCTGGCGTTCCTCGGAAAGAAGCTACTGATCGTCGCAGCTGTGATAACCGGCGTCGTCATCGCTGCGGTTCTCCTGCTGGTCTATATCGCGGTGCTGTCGCTGACCAAGATCATCACCTGGGTAACGAAGCTATCGACGTGGCTCGCCAAGATGATTCCGATAGAGACGCTACAACGATATTGGGACCAGTTTGTGAGAAGCCTGTTGCGTTCCTTCGACGAGATCAGGGATGGCTGGCGATCGATGACGTCGCAGCTAAAGGAAATATGGCAAGCGACCTCGACGACAGTGAAACAGATATGGACCTGGCTAACGGGCGGCATCAAGGCGATCTGGGACACCGTCACCGGCGCGATCTCAACCGCGTGGGACTGGCTCGTTGCGCAGTGGAACGCAGAGCTTGAACGGTTTCTTGCGGGCTGGAATACCTTGAGTGACGGCGTCACCGCGATATGGGATGCGCTCAAGGAATTGTGGCAAGGTGCGCTCGATGGCTTCGTCAGTGGCTGGCAGAACATGGCCGACAGCATCCGCTCGATATGGGACGCGCTGATGGGATGGCTGAAGCCCTGGCTCGATCGCATCGAGAATTTCTTCAACTTCGTTTCTGATAAGGCTGGTGGACTCGCGAACAAGGTGGCGGGATTGATGCCAGGCCCCGCCGCCGCCGCGCCATCACGCATGGAACTAGCAGGGCTGGGCGGCGTCTTTCCTCCGGTCGTGCCGACAAATACGATCTCCAACGCGAATGCATCGACCGTCAACCAGACCGAAGTCAAGGCCACGATCAATGTGCAGGGCGCGGCCAATCCTGAAGTGACCGGCGCAGCTGTGGCCGCCCACGTCGACAAGCTCGCCCAGGTAGCGACCCGCAACGCCCAAGGAGGTCACGGCTAATGGCGTTGACTGATACCGTAACGATGCGCCAGAACACGCGAGCTACGCTCGATGCGCAGGGCCTCGCGTTGCAGTTCGATGCGGTGATCTCAGAGCAGCACGGACAGCGTCTTCAGGTGACAGAGAACCCTACCGAGAAGGGCGTCACCATCTCCGATCACTGTTGGGTAGAGGGCGCGACGCTGGCGCTGGTGGCGAGCGTTGCCGATGTGAGAATGCCCAACGCGGCTAGTGGCTACGATTCACCGTCAGGTCGGTCGAATTATGCCTATCAGCGTCTCGCCGATCTGGAGAATCGTCTCGCCGAAAATAAGCTGCAACCCTTCGAGATCATCACGTCGGTCAAAACTTATGAGGACATGGTAATGACCGAGATCACGGTGATGCGTGACAAAACAACGCCATTGCTCGGTCGTTTCAATATGAGCTTTCGCCAGATCGTGATTGTCAGCACGCAGACGACAACCTATGTCGCGATCGAGGGACCGCCGCGCCGCAGCGCATCGCCGACAAAGAACAGCGGCCAGCAACAACCAGCTGAGCCGACCGACCAGCAAGAGGCTAACTCGGAAAAAACGAAGAGCGACCTCGAATCGATTTTGGAGGGCAAGTTACCCGCCTGGATGCGCAGGAGATAAGAATTATGGTGATCATTCCGTTCACGTCCGAGAAAGAGATCTTCACCTGTCAGCTAGGTGATTACCTGTTTCGCTTTCGCAGCCTGTTCAATGATGCAAGCGGAGTATGGCACTTCGATCTCACCGACGCGACGACGGATGAAATTATCTGCTATCAAATCCCGATTCTGATTGGACTGGACTTACTGGCACCAATGAATATGGGCATCGGCACAATAATCGCCGCCGATACCAGTGGTGCTGATCTCGACGCAGGGCCGAACGACTTAGGCTCACGAGTTATCGTGTTTTACTACTCGCCGCAGGAATGGGTTAGGTCATGATCGCGTTCATCAGTTCGCAACAAGGTCGCGTCGTCGACTTCGGGAATGAGAAACCGCAGCGCCTCACCCGTATCAATCGCAGCAATCTCAGGCTGCGCTTCGGTGCGGGCGTAACCGATGCGCCGAATAACGGATGTACGCCACCGATGAAAGAGACAGATCGCATCTTCGGTTTCGCTTTGCAGATCACCGAAGAAAATCTCATGGACACGGCGAACTGGGTTCCACAAGGACCGTTCTATTGTCCGAACGATGCGGTCTGCGTTTCACGCTACGACCGCATGAAAGCTATCGCGCCGTGTGACGTGATGCCAGGAGAGCCCGTCTATGTCGCGCTCTATTCGGGGATGCCCGCCCGCGACGGCGTGCTCGCGATCGGCTGCACCTGGGAATCGGTAACCGCAGAGGGTGAGCTTGGAGTCATTCAGATCAATACACGGGGGGTTACGCGCATGGCACCACCAACCGACTATCTCGGAAAACTTCAAGCCAAAGCATTCACCGCCACTGATATCGATGATCACACTCTACGCTTTTACAATCTCGGCGGAGCGGAGGTGGCCGAGATCGCGTTGCCCTCTAGTCCTCCCGCGCCCCCGGCAGGCATACCTGTCTCGACAGGCGAGGGCTGGGGTGAGTCGCTCGATCCCGATACTGTCCTGAGAGCGGGCGGCGGCCCGGATATAACTGGCAACCTGAGCGTGACGGCTCCCGGCCAAATAACCGGTACTGGCGTGATAAACATCGCCGCAGTCATGGCGGGCAGCTTCATGGCAACGAACGAGATGCGATTCCGTGAACAGACGCTTATCGTTGATGGATTCAACACGGTTCTTCGCTCTCGCTTCAATGACACTGGATTCATCTTTTCTAACTGCACGGTCAGCTTCACTCCCGGTGCGACATTGCTTTTGGCCGCCGACCCAACGTTGCCGCTACACGCAGCCACCAAGCAATATGTCGATGCGCTGGAAGCGAGGGTTGCTGCACTCGAAGCCACCATCGCCACACTCTCTGAACGAATGGGATAGAGCCAATGACACAGCTGCAATGGTTTCGTCGCTATCAACTGATCACCGGCACCCGCGGGCGCGGCCTTACCGTCGACAACTTGACCAAGGCCGGATTGCGCGTGGCGTTCGAGATCAGCAAGTCGCTACAGAAAGAACCGAACCAGGCGAAGTTTCAGATCTTCAACCTGACGCCGAACCATGCCGCGCTGATTCAGGACGAGTATACCGACGTGATCTTCAACGCGGGCTATGAAGGTGGAGTCAGACTGTTGTTCTCTGGCAATACGCAGTTCGTCGCGAACTACGCCGACAAGACCGACTGGATTACTGAATTGGTCTGCGGTGATGGCGACCAGGCGTTTCGCAACACCTTCATCAACCATACCTTTGCGGCGGGCTCGACGGATGAAGCGGTCGTCGACTATTGCCGCGAGCAATTGCCGAACGTGAAAAAAGGACCACTGCAACTGAACCCGTCCGGCAGTCTGCGCGGGCGTACCTATTCGAAGATGGCGCACGAAACCCTCGATGAGATCGCCCGCACTAACGGTTGTAACTGGTCGATTCAGAATGGGGCATTACAGATGGTTCGCGCCGATAGCATGCTGAATCCGAACAGCGCCACGGTATTGACGGCTGAGACGGGTTTGCTCGAAGCGGCTGAACGCACCAGCAAGGGCATCACGGCTAAGTGTCTGCTCAATCCCGATATCTCGGTCAACAGCGCCGTCAAGCTCGATAACTCGGCAATACGGGCGCGTATCAATCGCGGTCGACGACAGAGTGCCGCTCAGGGTCAGCCGCAACCGCCGATTGTCAATTTGAACAAGGACGGCATCTACAAAGTTTTCAAGGTGCGCCACATGGGAGATACGCACGGAAACGACTGGTTTACTGAAGTGCTTTGCGTCGGCCTGGGGCAACCCTTGCCAACGACTTCCAGCAATACGACTGCGGCAGTACCGATAGGCGGGCAAAGCGCATGATCGACGCGAACACACAATGGCAGTTGAACCGCGACGCGCAGCTCTGCGGCGAGGATGACGAGCAGCTGGTCGCGCAGCGGGCTTTGATCGATTCCGCGCTTAGCAACATCCATACATGCTGCCCTGGCATCATCGATAGCTTCGACCCCGATGAGCAGACCGTCAGGGTGCAACTCGCTATCAAGAAGATCGTCTTCCCCGACAATCAGGCCGCCGAGTGGGTCGACGTCGCGCCCCTGGTGGATGTGCCTGTGATCTTTCTGTCGGGCAAAGGCTTCGCGCTGACGTTTCCCATCGTGAGCGGTGATGAGTGCTTAGTGTTTTTTTCCGAACGCTCTTTCGACAACTGGTACGAACAAGGCAACAGCAGTGAACAGGCCGACCTTCGCAAGCATTCGCTTTCCGACGCATTTGCCCTGGTCGGCGTACGATCGCGGCCACATCATCTCACGGACTACAACGTGAATGAAGTCGAGTTGCGTACCGCTGACGGCCGGACCCGCATCCGCATCCACGACAACGGGCAAATTCATCTTGACCAGGGCGACGACCACATCGAAATGCAACAAGGCCAGATCACGCTTAAGGCGTCGACCGTGAAAGTCGACGGCAGCCTGGTCGTAACTGGAAGCGTGCGCAGTGACGGCGATATGACGGCGGGCGCGATTAGCTTGCAACATCACACGCATCCCGGCGTGGAGTCGGGACCAAGCAATACGGGACCACCACTATGATCATGCGGCGTGAAGACGAGAACGGCGATTTCGTATTCGGCCACAGCCTGGCCGACTACCTGACCGAGAATGCGGCCATCGCATTGTTGCTGGAAAACCGCCTGTTGCTATGGCTGAGTGAATGGTTTTTGGATATCACGGCAGGGGTAAACTGGCCAGCCATCCTGGGCTCGATGCCGCCAGCGACTACTCTGCTCGAAGCTGAAGTGCGCCGCTGCGTGCGTGATACCGAAGGCGTCGTAGCGATCAACAATCTGCAAATGACGTTCGACCATAGGACGTTCACCGTGGATATGACGCTCAACGTCACGACCGAATACAGTGACGATTTCATCGTCCATTTCATCCAGATACTACCCACAGGACGGCGAGCATGAGCACACAGCTAATCGACCGAGGCTTTGAACGCGACGATCTCTTCACCATCCTTGAAACGATGCGCCTGGATGTTCTCAGAATCTACCCTGAAGCCAACCTCGACCCCGCGACCAAGGACGGGCAACTGCTCGGTACATTCTCGAATGCGATCGATCAGTTAGGACAAATGATGCAAGCGGTCTATGATTCCGGTTTTCCGTCGACCGCTTCAGGCGTCACGCTCGCCCGTATCGTGGAGTACAACGGCATCCGCATCATCAATGGAACGCAATCAGCTTCGTCGGTAGTCTTTACCGGCAACGTGGGCGCGGTCGTTCCCCGTAACAGCAATCTGCGTTGCACCGTAAATAACACGCTGTTTTACACGCTCGAAGATTGCACGATCGCGGCCAACGGCACAGGGTCGGTAGGCGTATTGGCTGCTGACGTAGGCGCGATTGCTGCACCAGCTAATACCATCACGCGAATGATGATGCCGATCTTCAGCGTGCGCAGCGTGACCAACCCGCATGATGCCCTGATCGGTCGCGATCGCGAAACTGACTACGCTTTGCGCCTGCGTCGAGCGTTCTCTGTAACTACGCCATCACAATCGATTCTCGAAGGCATCAAAGGCGCGGTCGCCAACTTGCCGAATGTGGTACAGGTGCAGACTTACGAAAACAAGACCGACGTCACCAATGCCTTTGGTCTGCCGCCGCATAGCTTCTCTGTCATTGTGCAGGGTGGCGCGGATAACGCGATCGCTGATGCAATCTTTCTGCGTGAGCCAGTCGGCAGCGGGCAATATGGCAACGTGACCGTGCCGGTCTTTGATGAGTTCGGATTTCAGCACTACGTCACCTTCATGCGTCCACCGATCGTACCTATCTGGATTCGCGTTGAAGTGCGCGTGCTTTACGGATGGGAGCATCACACCATCACGGTAATCCAGAACAACATCGTCGAGTGGATGCGGATAAACAGCGGCATCGGTGAGCCCGTAGTCCGTTCACGCCTCTATATCCCCATCAATGCAGCTGGCACTACTTTCGCTATATTCGGTGTGCTCATGGGTACTAGTCCCGAAGATATTCAACATCGTGATTTCATCGAAGTCCCGTTCAACGGAATAGCTGTGACCGATGCCAGCCAAATCGAAGTTGTTGGAGTGTAGGAAGAATGGAACCGAATGATATCGTCGCGGAGTCACTAGCCAGGATTACATCGCGGCATCGCGACCAGCAGAATTATCGCGCCTTTCTGACGGCGGTCCTGCGGCAGATACAGCCCATCCTCGATGCGGGTCAGCGCATGTTGTTGTGGCGCGACATTGCGTTTGCGCGAGGCGATGCGTTGTACAAGATCGCCGAGATCGTTGGTGCGCCGATCGTCTACAGTGAGCAAACGCTTTTTATCTTCGTTGGCTTTGAAGGGCAGCAATATGCATTGCCCCTATGGGACGAGAGTGCGCCGGATGTTATCGGCGGGCGCTGGCGCGAGGAAGGTGAGAGCGAGATCGACCTGGAACACCTTTACGAGATGCAACGCATGGTTATCCACGCCGAGATCTTGCGCAATCATTCTCACGGCTATACACCCGAGATCGCGCAGTCACTCGTCCTGTTATTCGGCGCTGACCTGGCATTCGTCGAGAACAACAGAAACATGACGTTTGATGTAAACGTCGGCCATATCCTGACTCCGGTCGAGGTCTACCTGATTCGCGACTTCGATATTCTGCCGCGACCGGCGGGCGTGGACTTGCGCGACTTTGTTTATTGGGATGGAGGCTTGCCAGTCTTCGGCTTCGATCATCAAGCCAATACTGAGGGTTTTGGGGAAGGCTACCTTGCACTGATGGTCGACATGAATGAGAGAGGGAGTTTCAATGGCCATAACCGTTCCGAAGTTTTATCCGCGTCCGTGGGCCGCTAACGAGCAGCTGCCGGAACTCACTGAGGGAGAGATGGTCGCAGCCTTTCCCGGTGGCACGGAGCAGCGCCCAACGCGACAGACGTTGAACAAGGCCCTGCGGTACGCTACTGGCGGCATCATCTACTTCCTTACGCATGGCGTCCCGGAGTGGAGTGCCGAGGTTCAGTATGCGGTAGGTAGCATCGTCCGCAATCAGAACACTTTTCTCTTAGCAATAGCGCCCAGTGATGGCGCACCCGATGGTGCCACCATCATGTGGGAACCGCTGCCATGGCGCAAGGATGCGCTCGACGCGATCTACCTGACGATGGAGTTTGGCAATTCACGCTTCGTCAGCTTTACTGATGCCGATGAACGTTTTTATCCCAAAGCGCAGATGGAAGCGTTGTTTATCACGCCGTCAAAGATGGCGTTGCTCTATGTGACTCAGGCTGCGTTGGAGGCTGAGTACATCACTCGCGAAGAGGCTATCAGCCTGTTCCTTACCGTGGCTATCGCTGATGAACGTTATGCGATTTACGAAGATACGATCTCGGCTGAAGTGCTGGCCGAAGTCTTGCAAGAGTATTTGACCCTCGCCGACGGTAAAGAACTTTATCTCACGCTTGACGATGAAACCCATCTCACTCGCGATCGCGGTGAAGCTATCTACCTTACGTCGGAAGATGCGAAGGCACGCTTCGAAGCCAAGATCAATGCAGCTATCAGCCGCTATCGTCCCGAGGCGACTTATAGTTTCGGCGTGCTCGCGTTCGACTCTGAAACGAAGATGATCTATCGTAGCCTGGCCGACGACAACATAGGCCACCCACTAGATGATGAAGAGTATTGGACAGAGTGGACGCCGCCCTATGTGGTGCCATCGGGCGCGGGAGAGTGGGCGCACAGACTGACGTATACCGAGAGCGGAACGTACAGTCTCGCCCTGGAAGATCTACTGTTGCCGGAAGTGGAAACGCACGGCGAAATTCTGGCAAGATTTCGTCTCAAGGCTGGCGGCGGCAGGGGTTATGGAGTGGGCGGCGGCGGCGAGGGCGCAGAGATTACTGCCACTGCCGTCGTGGAAGAGTCAATGTTTCCTCTAATGCTTATCGTTGGCGGTCCGGGGCAGCAGTCATCTATCAACAGGTTTGGGAATCAGACGCTACAAGTAAATTGTGGGGGTGGTGCCCTTGAGACTTGGCGAGCCGACGAGGGTTTCGGCGGGGGCGTAGCGCACGGTGATCCCGGTAGTGGGCCGATTGATCTCAGTCATGTTGAGTCGCCCGCGCCGGAAGAAGTCTATCGGTCGGTGCGTTTCGATGATCCCACCCCATTGGTCTATACCTTCGGCGGCTATACGCCGGGGTCGTATCAGATTGTGCGTTTACATTTCTGCGAACTCTGGACAGAAGGCGGTTGGCCCCATCGTCGATTCAGGGTAGTCGTCAACAACATCATGATTCTGGATCAGTTCAACATTATCGAGGCGACAGGCGGTGTTCGCATCGCCTATATAGAAACGACGCTCGCAACGGCGAACGTTCAAGGGCAGATCGTTATTACATTTACTCCGCAGGCACACCCGCCCATTATCGCCGGAATTGAAATCCTCCCGCTGGTCACATTACTCAGCGTATCGCCCGGCAGCGACGCGACGGAGGAAGAGCCCGGACTAGGCGGCGATCAAGCCACGGTCGCGCTTGGCCGTGGGCTCATGGCAGTGGAGAAGATACCCGGCGCTCATGGGAAGTTCGCATGGCCGGGGTTTCGCAGTGGTGATGGCGGTGGAGCTGGCGGCGGCAGTGGTATGCCGCTGCGAACTATCAACTGTGGCGGCGACGTCGTTGGCGCGTGGGGTGTCGATACTGGATATCAAGGCGGCGGTGGCTTGCCAACTTCAACGTACAACATCCCCGACAGCGTTATTGATATGAGTCAAGTCCTGCGACCCGCACCGATGGAGATTTACCAGTCGGCGCGATATATAACTCCAACCAATACCCTGAGTTATAACGTTCTCAATTTTGCTGCACCTTTCGTTCTTCACGTTATTCGTTTTCACTTTTGCGAGCATTTCGTTGAAGTTGCTGGACAACGTGTATTCCATATCAGGGTCAACTTGGACTTTGTGCTGGAGAATTTTGATATTTTCGCAGCAGCGGGTGGAGCACGCATCGCCAACGTTCAAACATTTGTAGTACAGGCAAGTCAGTTCGGCCAATTCAATATCGGGTTTTGGGGTGTCACCGACGCTCCGCAGATCAACGGAATCGAAATCTTTCCAGTCTTGCCGATGCCAAGCGGCATGGCTCCGATCAATTGCGGTGCTGCGCTTCTTGGCGAACCGGGTTGGGAAGACAGGTGGTATACGGGCGGAAATGTCACTGCTACTGATGCAGCGGCGACGATTGACATTAGTCGAGTCGTTCGCCCCGCGCCGGACATGGTCTATCGAACTTGTCGCTTTGGGGGTGGAGGTACGCCAACTCCGTTTAGTTATAGGATTTCCCCGCCGACGGTTACTCCCGGCTGGGTCTATCGTCTGCGCTTGCACTTCTGTGAGTGCTGGGATGAGTCAGGCAGTCGCAGTTTTGATGTAGCAGTAAACAACCGGTGGATTGCGCGAAACTTCAATGTCTTTGAGCGGGCCGGAGGTCAATTCATTGCGTACATCTTAGAGACAGATGTGACGGCGAACGCTGAGGGGCTACACATCTGGTTTGAGGCGATACCGCCTAATGTTGGGGTTGATCCAATTCTCAATGGCATCGAAATGGAGTTTCTAGGATTGCCAGCGATGACTCGCGTTTATGGATGGAACGCGGGTGGGCCAGCACTCGCCGACTGGATGAGCGATGCGGGTGCTATTTTTACAGCGGGCAGTGGGTTTGATTGGATGTCAGGCGAAGAACTCAATATGAGTCGCCCAAATGTTGCGCCTCGGGTCATTTACGACACGATCCGCTTCGATATCAATTGGACACTCACGTTGCCACTTGAACCGAACACCGAATATGTTGTGCGTTTGCACTTTGTCGATGATGGTGCTGGCGGCACGGAGCGGCGAATTATCAACATCACTTTCAATGGCGTGCGAGTAGCTACCAATTTCAGCCCTGAAGGTATAGCAGGACTTCGCACAGCCTTGGCCGTGGACTATCGCGCACGCAGTGATAGCAACGGAAACATCGTGGTTCTCTTTGAGACTGTCGCAGCCAATGCCACGCTTTCGGGCTGTGAAGTCTTTACTACGTTTGCGACAGGAGTTCATGGTGGTGGCGGCAGCAGTTGGTTCGGCGGCGAGCCTGTTGGCAATGCGGCTGAAGGTTTCATCACTGTGGATTGGTAGGGGGTCATCATGGCAATTACGATTCCGAGATTTTTCCCGCGTCCGTGGGCCGCAGATGAAGTGATGCTGCCGCTGACTCACGAAGAGATGGCGGCGGGATATCCATCGGGTACGAACGAAAAGCCGACACGCCAGTCGATCAACAACGCGCTGCAATACGCGATCAACGGCGTGCTCTACTACCTGACGACCGGCGTGCCCGCGTGGGTGCTCGACGCTGAGTACAGCGTGGGAAGCATCGTGATCTTTGAAGACAGCTTCTACTATTCGACTGTTGACGCAAACGTTGGCCATCTGCCAGACGCGCTCGCCGGCTGGTGGGAGCAGCTGCCCTGGCGAAAGAGCGATCTCGATGCACTGTACATGACGCAGGCGCAGGCAGAAGAAATCTTTCTTACTCCCGAATCGGCAAGTGAGCACTTCCACACGCGGGAAGCAGCGTACTCGTTGTTTCTGACACAAGCTAATGCCGCGATCGAGTTCGTGACCAAGGCCGCACTCGAAGAGCACTATCTCACTACCGAACAGGCCGAAGCACTCTTTCTCACTGAGGCGCAAGCCGACGAACGCTATGTACTCAAGGGTGACGTCATAAGCCGTGAACAACTGGATGAGACGCTTGCCGACTTCATAACCAGGACCGATGCTGCGGCTACGTTCATAACCCCGGAACAGGCCGATGCGCGGTTTATGACTGAGGCTGATGCTTCGGCAATCTTCGAGACACAAGTAAATGCTCAAGATACGTTTCTCGCGCTCGACAATGCAGGGCTGCGAGTTTTTCGTTCGGGCGACATGTACAACGCGGGCGCGATGGTACTGGACACAACATCAAGCATCATCTACCAAAGCATGACTGACGGGAACACTGGCAACTCGCTATTCGATACCAACTTCTGGCGGCCATGGCTCACGCCTATCGCAGTTGACATCATGCTGCACTACATCGAGTTCGCGATGCTGGGAACCTTCTTTGTCAACGCCTCTGAAATTCCCACCCTCGCAACTCATCCCGAGGGCATCCACCTGCGGCTCGTATTGAAAGGGTCAGGCGGCTCCGGTGGCGAAGCCCCGACTGGCGGGCATGGCGGCGGCGAAGGCGGGCTGCTCGAAGCGACCTTGCAGGGAATCACTGCGAACATGTTTCCTTTGACCATCAACATACGCGAGGCCGGAAATACGCAGGCGCAATTTTCTACGCACACGCCAATAGTGACGCCGAACCTGTTCGTTGCACCGGGAGCTAACGGGAGCTTCGCCGCACCGGGCGGCGGCGGCACCACAGGCGGAATTACCAATGGCGGCGATCACGTCATCTCCATGACTCGAACCAATGGCGTCAACGGAAGATGGGGTGTTCCGGGGCTGCGCGGCGGTGATGGCGGTGGCGTCCATGGCGGCAGCGGCACTCCCTCTGGCCTGAATGCGGGAACTGCAATGAACTGGTCTCGCGGCGCACGCGGTTGCGGTGGTGGAGGTTCTACGGTTATAGGCCCCGCTGGCCCCGGCTTTGTACAAATCTATTGGTAAGAGAGGCGAAAATGTCGACCTACACACGACCCGATGCAACGTTCCCCGCTGTCGCTGAGCATGGCGGCAGAGCAGATATGTCAGCGGTTGAGATCGGTGCGGGTTGGTCTACCGAAACTCAGACGCGACCGCCAGCAGCCAAATTCAATGCTCGCGACTTCATTACGTCGGCGGCGGTCAAATACATTTGTCGTCTCGGCGTCGCCGAGTATTCGCCCGACGAAAGCTATCAGGGATTGGGCATGTGCATCGGCTCAAACGGTTCGGTCTATTGGAACCTTGTTCCCTGCACAGGCGTCGACCCCGTCGGCGATGCATCCGGCTATTGGGAATTGATGCCGTGCCGCCGCCATGACGCTGAAGCCCTCATCCGTTACATCGTTATGGATATGATCGGCGGCTATGGCTATCTCACCGAAGGAATGGCCGATCTACTTTATCTGCGTATCACCGACGCGGAGGCTTACTACGCAAGGATGAACTGGGTCGGCGATTACGTTTCGCAGTATGTCGCCGGACAGCGCCATGAGCTTGAGCAATGGACGTTGGGCAACTTCGCTTTGCAGTCTTGGGTCCATGAGATACTAGGCAACTACGCTACCCATGCCTGGACGAACGAGCATTTCGCTTTGCGCTCTTACGTCGAAGAGCGGTTAGCCAACTACGCTACCAACGAGCACGCACAAAATCTGGCCAATAACGCGCAAGTCGCAGCAGTGCATGAGTCGGTTACGCACACTAACAATGTGCAGGCATACCTACTGAACTGGGCAACGCCGCAGTTCGATGATGTGCGCAATCAGATTGCGGGCCTCATGCCCACCGGTGTTATCGATATGGGTGCATTCAATGGGTGGATGCGGCTACCCAACGGGCTGATCTTTCAATGGGCGCAGGGCTACAACCAGACGGCGAGCGGGACGGTATATCAGGCCGTCAATTTTCCGATGTGGTTCCCACACGCCTGCCTCAATTGTCAGGTGACGACCATCTGGACGAGCGGGCCAGACAACCAAATCATGATCTACCAGACCACCGGATTCAACAATGGTTTAGTCAATCTTCGCCGCGCCCGGCGTGGCGACGATGGCGTCAACGGAACTACGCCGCAGGTATTCGCTGTTGGCTATTAGGAGGGCAAGATGGAAATACCCACACTGATCAAAGACGAGATCATAGCGATGATGGCGAAGATCGAAGATGATCACGTCGTCGGCATTTATCCCAAGATCAAAAACGTTCCCTTCCCTGACAACGCGCCCGACATGCACTGGGTCGATGTATCCGATCTGCCGGATGTTGCTGTGGGTTGGGTGGTGAATGAAGATGGCAGCTTTGCCGCGCCACCGCCGCCATCGCTCGATGAGCGCCGTGAAGCCTTGCTCGAAGGAGTTCGCGTAGAGCGGCGACGCCGCATTGACGCTGGCTTTGAGTTCAACGGCAATCGCTATTCCACCGATCTACGCGGACAGTCCGATATCAACTTCGCCGCAGCGCAATTGCTCTTCGACCCGGATGCGCCGATATTTCTTTCCAGTATCGAGGGCGTAGTCTCTGAGTTCGATGGTGATAGTTTCCGCGAACTGATGAAGGCGCTCATCGAATATCGTGAAAGCATCCAGCGAGCGGCAGAGCAGCACAAGCGCGATATCAAGGCTAGCGACCATCCAGAAAATTACGATTTCAGATCGGGCTGGCCACCCAGCTTGCTCGATGATGAGGATGAATATGAAGCTAAGTGATGAAGCACGCAAGATGATTCAACTGCATGAGGGTTATGTCGACCACGTCTACCTGGACCCTGCCGGACACGCCACCATCGGGTGGGGCCATCTCATCAAACCCGGCGAGTCGTTCCCTAAGACGATCACGCGAGAACAGGCGACCGAACTCTTTGATGCCGACGTCGCGATCGCGGAGAAGTCGGTCACGCGGCTCGTGCTCGTGCCGCTGACACAGGGACAGTTTGATGCACTCGTCGACTTCGTCTTCAATCTCGGCCAGGGCCGCCTAGCCAACTCGACGTTGCTGCGCTTGTTGAACGCGGGCAACTACGACAACGCGGCCATCGAACTACATCGCTGGGTGCTGGCGGGTGGCCGCAAACTCCCCGGCCTGGTAAAGCGTCGCCGCGATGCATTCAATCTGTGGCACGGAAATGGAGAACAACATGACACATGAAACCCTCACCGATGTGCTCGTCTCAGTTGTTGGAATCGAGACTACCGTCCTTCTGGTTTTGATCATAAAACTCGGCTCGTTTCTGCACGCCCAGGTAACCAAGAACAAAACCTCCGAAGTAAAAAGCGTTGCTACCAAGTGAGGTTCGATTATGCCGAAGAGCACCGTAGAGCAGTGGCCGATCTCGCGCCTGATTCCCTACGCTCGTAACCCCCGCCGCAATGATCACGTCGTCGATCAGATGATGTCTTCGATCAAGGAGTTCGGTTTCAAAATTCCTATCCTCGCCCGATCTGACGGCGCTGTGATCGACGGCCATCTGCGGCTAAAGGCCGCGCAACAGATTCCGCTCAAGACGGTGCCGGTCATCCTCTGTGATGAATGGACGGATGCCCAGGTCAAGGCGTTCCGTCTCCTGGCGAATCGGTCGGCGACGTGGGCAGAGTGGGATGAAGAGCTGTTGTCGCTTGAACTCGAAGATCTCAAGGACTTCGGTTTCGACCTGACGCTGACGGGGTTTGACAGCGAAGAATTATCGCTGCGCCTGGAGGGGCCGACGCCGCCGAGTGGGTTCGCCGAATACGATGAGAGCATTGAAATCGAGCATGTGTGTCCGCGATGCGGTTTTCAATGGAGCGGCGGGGTTGCTATCCGTTCCGCGGGTACGTCAGAAAATGACACGCCACCCAGAGAGGATCAGGGCGATGCTAAAAGTCGTTCATAATACCGGGGGGCTTTACTCCAAAGGTGAGATCAAAAATAAGCCGTGTCCTCCGATCTTAGGACCAACGACAACCTCACACTATCGCGTCTCGGTCGACGACCGGCCTGAGCCTCCGCGTCGACGACGGCGGGAATCCAAACCGCCCTACCATGTGCCCTCGATGGCAGAGATCGCCGCGCTGCCCTGGAACGGTCTCAACGTCGTGTCTACGTTCTCAGGTTGCGGCGGTTCCTGTCTCGGTTATCGCATGGCTGGATATCGCATACTGTGGGCGAATGAATTCTCTCCCGCCGCGCAGGACTCCTATCGCGCCAACATGAGCCCCGGTACTATCCTCGACGATCGCGACATTCGCCAGGTGCGACCCGAAGAAATTCTTGAGGCGATTCATCTCAAGCCCGGCGAGCTCGACCTGTTCGACGGTTCGCCACCGTGCCAGGCATTCTCGACGGTCGGTACGCGACAGAAGGGATGGGGCAAGGAGAAGGTCTACGATCATGGCGCGAGGCAATGCAACGAGACGCTGTTCGATGAGTACATCCGATTGCTGCGCGGGCTTCAGCCACGAACCTTCATCGCAGAGAACGTGTGGGGCCTCGTGCTCGGAGTATCGAAGGGATGGTTCCTTGAAATCCTCCCGGCATTGAAGGCGTGCGGGTATCGCGTGGTGGCGCGACTGCTCGACGCGCAATGGCTCGGCGTACCGCAGCGGCGTCATCGCATCATCTTCATGGGCGTACGTGAAGATCTCGGCATGGACCCCGTTCATCCATTACCGCTAAAGTATCGCTACTCACTCAGTGAGGCGTTGGAGAACCTGATCGACGACGCGCCACCCGTACCGTTGAAGGGTCCGATATGGGATGAGTGGCCGCGATTGAAACTCGGCGGCCAGTCGAAGAAACACTTCGATCTCATCCGACCTCAACCCGCTGAACCGTGTCCTCCGGTGATGGCGACGGGTGGGCGGCCTGGCATCGCGTCAATCACTCATCCGTATGAGTGCCGTAAATTCGCGATCGCGGAACTCAAACGCATCTGCGCGTATCCCGACGACTTCATCCTTACGGGCAAGTACACGCAGCAGTGGGCGCAGCTAGGAAACTCCGTGCCGCCACTCATGATGAAAGCCGTCGCCGAGACGGTTCGCGACCGCATTCTCACCAGCTAAAACTTGTTTCTAGCCCTACCGGAAAGTGGAAGGCCCCCATTGACACTATAGTACCATTTTGGTACTATAGTGACAGTAAGTGATTGCGAGGTAAACGGAAATGCAGATCGACACAGATATGGAAATCGTTTTGAGGATTGAGTCGTTGC